ATTATGTAAAAGCTTTCATCACTTTGTCACCAGACTCTTCTTTATTGGCTTCTACAACAAAGGAAAACTGACTACCTCTATTGGCATTAAAGGCGATTAGAGCATAGGAGAAGCTTTGCGGTGACACCTCTCCTGCTTCGTTTGCGTTGATTGTGTATAGTGTGTAGAGAACAACGTTGTAGTAATAAGGGCTTTCTGACTTTTTACCGGCAGATGGTGTTATTTTTAGACCTATGACAGGTAGCTTTTGTTTGGTTAATTTGCTAGTATACTGCTTATTTACGTTCAATAGCTTGGTCTTATAATCTTGTTTTGTCCCTAACTGCTGTGGCGTAGCTATACCAGTAAATTTAACCAATGGCAAATTTCCAGACTTTCCAAATACCGATTGTGCATTTAGATCAACAGCTAACTCCAAAAAAGCTTCCATTGCCTTAGCTGGCTTTGTTACGCCTTTGGGAAGGACATGATTTAGCATGTTTGTTATTGCTGTTATAGCGTTTTGATTAGCGTTTATGAAAAAGATATTTTTCAACTCAGATTTGTTTAGTTCAAGATCTAATAGTTCGCATTTTATTTTTTTACTACCAGCTTGCGTAGTCTTCACCTTTGCTTTTTCGATCTTAGCAACCACTTTCTTTGTGAGTTGAATTGCTTCTTTTACTTTTGCCACCTTTACATCTAACTTCTCAAATTTATACACAAAACCAGGTTGGGCTGATAATTCCTTGATTTTTGCCTCAAATTCATTCAGAGCTGTGCCGTCTAGAAATTTATTCATAAAGGTCTTCATGTCTTTCACTTTTTGTTGCATGCACGAATTGCAAGTGATTAGCCCATCATCTCCCTCTTGTAGAGTCTCATTAAGATCAAAAGTAGGATCAGCATCTTGAACAATTTCCAAAAATTCACTTAACTTATCACTAATACTATCAGCATCAGCAACAGCTTTGTCTCTACCCTCTTCGGCATCTGTTACGAGGTTTGCAAAAAACTCTTTTATACTATTCCATGCTTTTGCAATCTTGCCTCCTATAGCATTAGCTACCGACTTTAGGTTATCTACAAATGCGCCTGATGATCGTAAAGTGGTAGATCCTAGATCGCCAAAGAACCCTTCAGGTATTGTGTCGTCAACTTCGTCTGGGGATAGTTGTACAAAGTTGTTCATGTAGGTTGTTATCTTGCCCATTCTTCCGTGACCGGCTTTCAAACTAACGCACGCCATAAATTGATCTCCCCCTAAATCAACTACACTGGTACTTCCTTTTGCCATTTTGGGATTGTCGATTGCTTTTTGTATTTTAGCTTTTAGCGTTGATTCAATTTCACCACTTGAGTTGATTGGATTATCTACTCCCCAAAATAATATTACGTCCGCAGTAAATACCTTGTTTTCACTTCCTTTCTCACTCTTTGATTCATTTACTAATTTGTAAAACGACTTTACCTTACTCCATATGAACGAATTAATGGGCAGATTATTGTATATGGAAACCATACCTCCTGTCTTAGGAATTGGAGACTCCTCACTCTTTCCTGCGAAATAGTAATCATCTAGATAAGTAACGGTATCCTTTGCTTTGATAAACTTCTCCAGCGGCTTGGTGATAAAATCTATCTCTCCCCAGTCTAAGTTGGAATGTTTGGAAATCGTTGATAATAAGCTTTGAACTGTTACTGGTTTATTTGGTTGTAATGCCTGTACTATTGGAATAAGCTCGAAAAACTTAGTTCTTTTGTTTGCATCTGCCATATCACTATTCCACCATTTAGCAAATGCTTCTGGTTTCAGCACAGCTTTTGATTTCTTTGGTGCAGGTTTGTTGGCTTTTGCTTCTGGCTTTGCCTCAGGTAAAGGCATTGTAGTAGCAAACCTCTCCTCCATAATCTCATTGAGGATCTCTACCTCTTCTCTATCTACAAACTTACCATCCACCACAGTAGGATATCCTTTTGGACATCTGTAAGACCACTCAGTAAGAATCTCATCCCAATCAACTACAATAGGCTCATTAGTTTGTGTAACCACTTCTTTTACTACTTCTTGTTGTGGTTGTAGTATGCTGTCTAGGTCTATTGTGTTAGAAATATCGTTCTTCATAGTGGAGCAAATCTAATTTATTATTTACATCAACTAATTGTGCCGCATTCAATTTATCCGACATTTCTGCGATTGACTCATTCTGTATATCAACAAATCCTTGCAAAAAGTTAAAAGTCATTAAATGCTTACTAAACACTTGGGATGCCCAATTCATGTATTTAGTACCCAAACTATATTCGATTGCATAAGCTTTGTTTACTACATCAATTAAGCTTTTAAACTCACCTGAGAATTTTACTGATGGTAGTTTAGGTGTACAATTCCAATCAACTAAATACTTTTGTAGTTTTAGTGCATGTTCTAATTCTGCATTTGCTTCTGCTTCGAAGAATGCTCCTGCTTTGATATAAGCAACACCGTTGCACCAGTTGGCTGCTCCTCTATATAGGTAGTGTGCTGTATACTCTTCTGCTATTGCGGAGTTTAACATTTCTACAATTTCGGGAGTTAATGTTTTTGGTAGTAGTATGCTTGATTGTTCTGATACTACGTTTTGTACTGTTGAATTTGGTAGTTCCATTTATTATTTTGTATAAATTTAAGGATGATATTTTTTAATCAGTTTTGTCAATTCAACCATCTGCTTTTTTAGAAGATCAAAATCAATGGCAGAACCGGCATATTGATTTTTTGGGCCTAGATAGTACTCTAACGAGTCTTTTAATTCCTCCATGGCTCTTAATACCCACGGGTGAGCATTACTAGTATTACCGATTTCAGTTAGTGAGTTTTTAACTTCTTCTCTAATAACTTGTTGTAATTCTGATTTTTTCATGGTTTCTGATTTTATTATAAATATTTACTCGTCTTCTAATCCATCCATCAAAGTAGCATCCCAATCAGATAAATCTTCATCAGTATATTCAAATGCACCATCAGGTCCAATTTGGAAATCATCAGATATTTTAGGTTCCCAAACTTGGTCCATCCATTCATCATAAGTTAAGATGGATGTTGGGTTTGCCTTTAGGTAGTTTTGGTATTGGGTTTCGAGGGTTGCCATAGCTTAATTTGATATAAATAGTCTATTTTTTTACTTTCCACTACTCCCAAAACCACCTTCGCCTCTTTGTGTGTCTGAAAGCTCTTGTGATTCTATTAGCTGTATCTGTGGATAAGGTACTATTATTAATTGTCCAACACGATCTCCTACTCCATAGTGTGCAGTGTTTTTAACATACTTGAATCTAAATTTTACTTCACCTCTGTATCCACTATCAACTACTCCAACACTATTACTTAATAGTAATCCTGTGTTTGATATCGAGCTTCTTGGATAAATTAATCCAACATATCCTTGTGGTATTTCAAAAGCTAATCCTGTACCATACTCTATGTAACCATATTGTGGATTATCTATTATTTGCATTGATGTTGCAGTTAAATCTAATCCTGCATCTCCTGGTTTAGCGTAGTTTGGTATAACTGCGTTTGGGTCTAATTTTTTAACTTTTATTGGTAACATTTGTACTTCCTTTTATATGTTTTGGTTCGTATGGACAATTTTTACAACGACTACCACAGCACTTACCTCTTTGTATTAGTATGTCAACAGAAAGGGGCTCATACTTTTTTTGTACGAGCTCCTTTACATATTGTTGATATATCCAATCTTCTTTCATTAAACTATTTCACATACCCCACCTGCACAGGCAAGGTTTTCTTTTTGTTCTGTGTTGTCATCTATTTCAACTACTTTGCTTAAATCTATGTTATGCAAATACTTTAACATCTCTTCATATTGTTCTTTAGTACAATCTTCAAATGGAGCTTGTATATAAGATCCCCCATCATATGGTAAAAAGGATAAACCGTTATAGTATTCTCTATTATCCCAAGCCCACTCACCAACACCATCCCACTCATCTCCTTTTATACTAATAGTAGCTGATACGTTGTGTGTGTTATTACCACTTCTGTGTCCTGGTCTAATCCAATCTTTTGTAACTAACTTAATACGTTCTAGTAAGTCATAAGGTGACTCAGTTCTTAGTATTGCTCCATCCGGTGCTTTTTGTGGTACGGATATTACAGCTGTGTCGTGAGGACGAAAATATTCATCTTCGATTAGTTCTGGGTGGTTTATTACTAGGTAGCTATAAAGAGCTTCGTTTTTACCTATACGCATTCTACGTATGTAATAATCATTATGCCAAGCATGTATGCCACTTGATGTTCCTAATGTTAAAGATGTTGTACCAGCTGGTTTCACAGTTGTGCAACGAGCTGCTTTATTAATACCAATTAGTTGTGCTACTCTTTCGTTTTCTGCTTCAACTACTTTAGCTGCTTCTTTCATGCTATATTTTAATACAGCTCCTGATCCTATTCCTGTCATCGAAACACCAATCAAAGCTTCTTTTTCTGTAGTGCGTTTCCAAACATCTCTTAAGTAATGAAAGTCTGTATATCCAGCTTGTAGTGTACCAATAAATGCTGCTCCTTTTACTCTTTCATTCAAGTCTTCTTGTGATGTAATATCCGATACATTTACTTCACAAAGATTGCAAAATTGAAAAGGTTTTAGTGCTATTTCACAACAAGGATTAGTTCCCCAATCTTTATCGTTCGTTAAATAAAGTCCAGGTTCTCCTGCACCACTCAATTCCACACGTTTCCACAAATCCATAAAGAATTCCTTTGTTACTTTGTGACGTAGTAAAGCTGCTGAATTATTTGCTCTGCCTCGTTGTGGATTGTTTTCCCACCAATTACCTGACTTACAAGCTATCATGTCATCGTCATCTGCAGAAAATAAACTAATTAAAGCTGCTCTACGTATACCACCTGCTAACACAGCATCAGCAATATGACAAATAATATCGTGTACTTCAATTGGTGATAACTTATCTCCATCTTCTTTTGCTTCTAAAATACCTTGTACTTTTACTAAACACTCACGTAGTGGTTGTGGTCCTGGTGCTTTACCACCTGATGTAACTAATCTAGCACCTTTTGGTCTAATATCGGAAAAGTCAAATACTAAGGTAGATGAACCATTTGTGTAACTTTTAATTAAAGCTTTCACTGCATCAGCCCATCCTTCTATACTATCAGCAATCAAAAATCTTTTTGTACGTTTTGTGTTTGGTTTACGAATCTCAGGTAATTTTTCTATGTGATGTTTTTGTACTGAGTATCCAACTCCTGTGCCACCTAACAATAAAAACATTATTTCACCAAACACTCTAATATCATCTACTGGAGCGTAGGCACAATTGTAAATCCTGTTAGGTGAGATTTCAATTGGCTTTCCGGCAAATTGCATACTACGCATTGAAGGTAATATTTTTTTGTCATAAACTAGTTTGTATACTTTTTCGATTTCACTTGCAAGTTGTGGATATTTTTTCAAGTGCATTTGTTTGTTGCGTGTCACTAATTCTTCCCAAGTTTCTCTACGTTGTAATTGTGGTACATATTTACTGTACTTTGAGAAGATAGTGATTTCAGATAGGATTTGTTGGCTAATGTTCATTTTGTATATGTTTTGTTTAGGTTGTGAATATGTTTGTATAAATAGTTAGCTTATTGAACTAGATTATTCAACTCAGCAAATTTATTTGCTAGTGCTTGTCTAACTACTTCCGTATCATTTTGCATTAATTGCTTTGCTTCTTTACCAAGCACTGTGTTTTCAGCATAGATATCAATTTTAGCTGTTGCCATATTCATTTTACTTGGAAAAGTTAAACCATCTGGTCCAAAACGATTTTTTATTACGTGCCATCTTCCTGTACCGGATATTTTATCTGCAGTCTTTCTTGATAGTGAAACAACAAAATCTGCAACCATCACCTTTGCATAAGACTCGGCAATCTTATCAGCTTCAATAATATCTTGTTCTAAAGCCGATCTATTTGCTTGTGACGCCGTATATAAAGGTATTTGATATGTGCCTGCTAGACCTCTCAAGTCTTCGTATATATTACCGAGCATAATATCGTTACGTACAGATCCCTTTATTCCAGTGTCTTTTAATAAATCAGCATAGTCTATAATAACTAAGTCAGGTTTAATACCTTGCATAATACACTTGTCTAAGTGTGCTGATATTGTATTTACTGTTGCTGTTTTTGTTGGGTAGTATTTAATAATTAATTTGCCTTTCACCTTTTTTAAAGCATCTGTTACTTCTTCAACATGATACTTCAAATCTTGGGATGGTATTCCTGTGTAGTGTGAATCAAATCTAGCACCTACATAAGTTTCACTTAACTCTAAAGTATAATAGATTACATTTAATCCTTGCTTTGCTGCGTAAGCTGCTATATTTACTAACGCCATTGACTTACCAATACCGGCTGGTGCAACAAACACTCCCATTTCACCAACACCTAATCCACCATCCATTATTTCATTTATTACATCCCAAGGTGAAGGTATTGTGCTTCTTTTATTATCAACAAATCTTAATGCAACATGCTCTATGTATTCGTGTCCTATTTCCCTACTTGTTCCAGCCTTCATTGCTTCATCAACAGTTAGTTTAATTTCATCATACTTACCTAACTTTAACAACTCAACAGATTTTAAAATTGCACCTTTTAGTTTTTGATTTTTACAAAAGTCTTTTACAGTGTCTTTAATAAAATCTAAATCATTTGAATCTACGAGTCTTAATACATCTTTTAGATGCTCAATAATTACAGATTTTAGTGTGTCAGGTTGTACACTTTCTAAGTGTACTTTCATTACTTCTAAGGTTGGTGGTGACTTGTAATCGTTAAAATAAGACATGATTGTTTTTGCTATCCACTGACCTGAATCTGAAGTTAGAAACTTTGGATCCAATATGTCGTGAACTTCTTGCAAAAATAACCTATCCGTCATTAATGAAGCTAGCAATTTGGTTTGGAAACTTGTTCCATATGTGTGTAAAGTATCTTGCACTTGATTGTTATTTAAGTTGTAAACATATCCAGCTTTTGTGTTATTTCTCGTAACCACATGTCCGGATTTTTGATAGCACCAAGCATTCTATCCTCAGTCAATAGTTTATAGAAGGTAGCTTTTTGTGTTTTGTTAATTTCGTTTTGCACTAAATCTATTATTCTAAGTTTACTAGCTGTGTTGATATTACTTGTTGCTAATTGAACTATACTATAATATAATCTAAAGTCACCCTCTGACTGTAATATTTTTTTGTAGATTGCTCCTTTGCTTTCTTCACTTTTTTGTTTTGTGTAGTCTAAAAACTGATCTACTGTCATTGGTGTTGTACCAATATCGGGTAAACACTTTAATAAACTTTTTAGTCCTACTCCTTGTACTCCTGGTATGTTGTCACTTGAATCTCCAACGAGAGCTTTGTAAATAGCTACATTTTGTGGTGGTAATCCTAATTCTTCTTGTACGTCTTGTGTGAAGTAAAGTTTCTTTTTTGTTGGACTCCAAATGTGGATATCGTCATTAACAAGTTGAAAAAAATCCTTATCGGAGGACATGATGTATGCTTGAGTTCCTTTATCCTTAAAGTAGTCACTAGCTAGGTAAGCTATTACATCATCTGCCTCAGTGTTTTCAATTGTGATTACCTTGAATGGTAAAGTTTCTAAATAAGTAATTAAACGTACTAGTTGTTGTAGTTGATTGTCTTGATCAACTGATCCATCACCTCTGTTTAATCTTATTTTTACTTTTCTTTTTGCTTTGTAATCTGGATACACTTGTCTACGTCTACTACTACCATTCTTTCCATCAAACACGACTATAACTTGTGTTGGGTTAATTGTTTTGATTGCTGATCCAACACTCATTAAAAACCCTGTAATACCACCTACATGTACCCCATCATTGTTTGTTACGGGACTTGCAGCGTAACTACGTATAAATGTATTTAAACCGTCAATAATCAAAACCCTTGAGTGTTTGTGCAAGGGTTCTGATTTTGACTCCATAACTTCTTCTAATAGTTTTAAGTAACGCTTATTCATCTAGTCCGGCTAAGTCTGTGTCATCTAATTTTAAATTGTCGGGATCTATTCCTTCAGACTTATACTTTGATATAATTGCTTCACAGATTTTGTTATAACAATATGTTTTTAGTCCGTCATTCTTTTGTAGAATATCTTTCCAATCTTTAGATTGAAACTTAAACACTTCACCTGTATCTTCATATACTATTTCATACCAAGCACCTGATTGTTTTAGTAGCTCATATTCTTTTAATACTGATAACCAGCTATTAACATCATCTATACCAGAGTTAAAGTAAATTTCAAATTGTGCTTTTTTAAATGGTGGTCCAACACGATTCTTAATAATTGTTGCCTCTGTTTGTACACCAACAATTTCTTCTTTACCGTTTGCTTGTTTAACTTTAATTTTACCAACTGAACTTAGTCGTACACGTACAGTTGAGTGAAATCCTAATGCCTTACCACCTGATGTTGTGTATTTGTCTCCAAACATTACACCAAGTTTTTCTCTAAGCTGATTTGTGAAAGCTAACAATATACGTTGCTTACCAATCATACCAGTTACTTTACGCATTGCTTTAGACATTACAATAGCTTTTGAAGTTGCCCAACCATCTTTTTCATAGTCTGCATCTTGTTCTATTTTAGTAGTTGCACCAGCAACTGAATCAACAACAATTGTTACTAACCGATCCTTTGATGATTTGCGAATGGATTCAATAATACTTTCAATTGCTTCAAATATATCTTCCACAGTTTCTAAAGGTATGTAAAGCATGTTTGTTACATCAACACCAATAGCTCGTAAAAACTCTTCACTAAGTGCATTTTCAGTATCTATGTAAACTGCCAATCCACCTTTCTTTTGAGTGTTTGCTAACAAGTGTGCCATAATTAAACTTTTACCTGATGCCTCCAATCCAGTAAACTCAACTATTCTTCCTACCGGTAAACCACCGTTAGGTCTATTTGAAATAGCTAAATCTAAAAGAGTGGATCCTGTTGAGACCCACTCTGTTAAATCTACCGGTGTTGATTCTTCGCCATCAAGAAAGTGAACAGCTTTAAAATCTTTAAACTTTTTATTTAAGTTGTCAGCTAGTTGTACAGCTAGTTCATCTCTACCCAAAATTTCTTGGGTTGGTTTTGATTGCTTTTTCATTACCAATTATTATTTGTTGTTAAAAAGCTCGTCAAATGCACTTGAAATGTCATCAGACTGAGTTGCTGTTGGTGCTGTGCTAACTTTGTTACTTGGTTTTTTACCACTATCTTCATTTGATGGATCCAACCACTTTTGTAAGTTTTCAGCTAACTCTTCATAAGAGAACTCGGTAAACAAAGATTTAACTTCAACTTGCTCTGTCATGATTTTAGTTGCAATTTCTTTGTCTGTTGTTACTGCTGATGTGTTTGGTTTCACGCGAATTGAATAAGTTGGAAATGCACCTTCTTTTTCTGGAGCCACATGCTCTACTGTAATGTCACGACCATTAATTGGATCTGTGATATCACCATAGTCAGGATCAGCCATAATACCTAACAACTCTGTGTAGATTTGTTTACCAAATGACCAATACTTTACACCTTTTTCTTCTTCACCACGTACAACAATTGGTACGAGTACACGAAACTTTGGTTCGATTTTTTTACCTAACTTCCAATCGTCTTTGTCTCCTGATCGTTTTAATTTATCTGAAAACTCTACAATTGGATCTGGTTTACCGTACGATGTAGGTGACATCATTGTTTTCTTTCCTATTTCATAGTGAAAGTATAATTCTTGAAAAGGATTACCTTTGTCGAATTTGTAAGGAACAATACGGATTTGGGATTTTCCTACTGGTGGTTTCCAAATGTTTTCATTTGACTTGTTACCACTTCCAGTGGATTGTTGTTGCATTTGCTGTAACTTTTTCTTGATTAGATCTAGGTTTACTGCCATAAGATTGATTTTTGTTTAAAATGGTTAAAAAATTATTTAATTACTGAGCTATTACTTTTTACTGCTCTATGTTTAATATACTAAAACTTTTTAAAATTACCAACTTTTTAATTCTGTAATGTGTATTTTCTTGTACCCTGTTTCTTTATCTGTAAGTAGTAGGTTGTCTTTGTATTGTGACCAATCTATAATGTATCTTTTATCTAAGATACCATTATTTAATTCTTGGATAATACTATTCAACGCATTAATACTATACAGCGTATTTGATTCTGCTTTTTTATTAATTAGTATTGTGTTTTTTGCTTTGTTTGCATTATTGTTAATATTATACACACAAATAAAGTTATTAGGAGATTGTGTGTAAAAATAACACTTTAAGTTACTTACTGACTCTGATGTGTATGCCTCGTAAATCTCGTCGAGTGTGTGTAAGATATTATCTTGAAATGTAAAGGTACATAGTAACTGTTGTCTCATTATTTCTGATCTACCGGTGTTGTATTTGCTCTTTTGAGTTTTTCCTGAGCTCCTTTGAGTGCAATTTTCTTTGCTTCAATGTCCGCAGTTGCTGCTTTTACATTAGCTACTTTTTCAGCTTGTGTTAATTCTAACACAGCTTTTATTTCTTCGCGTATAATTCTCACAAGGTCTGATCTCTTCATACTAGCTCTTTTATATAAGTAGTCATGTTTTTGTAACATTTACCGGTTTTTACTTTAATTGGATATTTTTTTAAATCTACACACTTTGGTATTATGTTGTGGATAAGATCCTCTAATTCGTTTTGTGGTACATCGAATAGGATACTATCATATGTGTATAATACTGCCTTTGACTCCATTGTAAGCAATTGTGTGTGTATTTTATTTAATGTTAGTGTATTCATTTCAGTTTCAAACATTTGTATAAAATAATTAAATAACACATGCTTGTCAATATCTGCGTAGTTACTTTGGTGTAATCTTCTACCTGATATTGGGCTTTCTACATAACCTTGTTCTTCCATTTGATTCCATAAATAAGTTACTAAAGTATTTGCTTTATTAAAAAAGGGTATGTGTGTGTATTGTTGTCTTACACCACCATAAATTTGTTTGAAGGTTTCTTCTTTTGCTTTTTCAATTTCGTCTTGGGTTGGATTACTTGTGTTATAGTAATATCTTGCTAAGTACTCATACACATTATTATCACCAAAGTCATAGTCTATAAGTTGTGCTATTAATCTTGGATGATAGGAGTTAAAATCAATTTCAACTAAAGTACCATTTGCAAATCGTGATGTGAATACTTCTCGTGAAGCATCTTCTTTGTTTAGTGCTGCGTAATTTATACCTCCAAATCTATTGCTAGGTCTTCCTGTTGCTGTATAGTAATTGTATTGTGTGTAGCACTTATCTTTTACCAAACCCATACTATTACCAAAGCATTGTTTATATAGTAAACTATCTACGTGCAATCCTTCTTTTTCTATATTATATAGTGCCGGTATTAATTCTTTGTCGTAGAATTCTAATCCTGCTTGTTTTTGTTTTACCCAACCATTTTCAAATATGCTTTTAGCTATCTCAGCATGCTTTGATAAACTAACTAATTTGTTTACTTGGTGACAACTTGGATACTTGTGTGTGTAATGTTTAATGATTGGAAGCTCAACGGTATCTAAAGATTGATTTGTGTAAAGATAATATTGTAATTCTACATCAATAAAATCTTGTGCTTCTTTTATTTGTTTGTATCTTAATAAGTTTTTATTGTAACAATAGATTGTTTTGTCTTTAAATATACTATAGTCAAAAACTTGTTTGTGAGTCTCAGGATGTGTTGTGCCAACTATGTGTACTTTTTGTGAACCACACTCAATAATAATTAATCCAATAATATTGTTTTGTGAGTTGTGCAGTCTGCTATCATTAGTGACTGGATATACAAATAGATTGTGATCTTGTATATCTTGTAACTTTAAGACATTATCTATATACACAAATCATAATATACAACTTTTATTTCAAAATTGCAAATTGTATTAAATTGGGTATTGCATAGTCGATTGTTGGTACAATTCTTTTTGCTTTTTGTATTTGTGTTTCGTTAAAGGTACTAACTTCTTCCAAAGTACCAACTAATTTCCACAATATTGATGTGTATAAATATATACCACTATCAATACCACCATTTTTACCTAACCTATCAAACTGCTTTTGATCTATTTCAATTGCGTAACTTTTTTCATCGTTTATTTTTTCTACAAAGTAACGTATATCTTGACCTGTTGTGTATGCTTGTTGTGTAGGTCTGTAAATGATCGGGGTTGGTGATACATATTGGTAAGGTGGTGTTACAAACTCCTTAACACGATCATAAACATAGTGATCTTTATTTGTGTAATACTTTTGTAGTTTTTCACTTGTGTCACTTTTAATTGGTTCAGTCCAAGGACCATCTTCACGTAAATGATACTCACCAACATACTCTACACCACTTAAGCTAAATTGTTTTCCTTTAGTGTAAAGGTGTATATTTTGTACGTTATTACTTCTTGCTGAGTATTTGCTTGTTCCCATTGTTATATTTTGCCTGGTCCGAGGCTCCTGTTTACTTTATTTTGTAGTCTTCTAGCTTCTTCATCTCGTTTCTTCTTTACTTCTTGTTGTTCTTGTTCTTCTTTTTTTATTTGTTCTACTTGTTCACTTTGAGCTTGTGTAAAATTTGTTACAAGAGGTCTTGCAATTGTTTCAATTTCGGTAATCCAATCATTTACCGTTATTGTGTGACTAACAGATGTAACTTGAAATTCAAAACTTTTTTGTACTTGTTGTGGTATTCTATCGCAAGTAACCATTTGGCCAAATTTAAAACCACCTATACCATCTAAACTAAATTTATAATTAAATGGTAGTGGTGTTCCAGAGCAATTATTAAGAGTACTTACAGTGTTATTATACTTTTTTGATAAGTTTTCTCTTGCTGCGGCTACACTTTCATCGTCAGCGTATTTTTGTAATTCCGCAATATAAGTTGGAAAAGCTTTTTCTTCGCCTTTTTCTTTGTCACCGCTATCCGTAACAGCTTCGCACCCATCACACATTGGCAGTGGATTTGTTGGCTTAACATAAGCTATTCCTTTATTAATTTCGCTAAGATCTTGAGTTAATGTAAAAGCTTGAAAATTAGTTTGTAAACACTTGTTTGTTTGATCTTTTTGATTGTTTGTGTTTGTGTTTGTACCATAAATAGCTTGTGTTTTCATTGCTTCTGTCAGCTTTAGATCAGCGTTTAAACTTCTTAGTATTGAGTTTGCTGGTTTTCCTGGTAATGCATATGCTTGTACTGATTGTGGAGATCTCAGGTTTAAATCAATGATTGTTAATTCGGGTGTGGTTGAGTTAGTATTACTTACTATATCAAAATCCCACGGATTCGCACAAGCATCGTTTATTTGACCTAACAAGTTTCTAAAAAAAGCATCTATTGTTGGTTCTCCACTACCAGCCGCACTTTGATACGCATTATATACAGCTACAATGTTTACGTATATATTATACAGTTTTATGTACTTTATATTCCCCACTGTTGTTATACAAGAGTCAACGTTTTGTGAAAAGGATTCTACAGGTTGGTATAATGCTCCTGGTAAAAGGCATACGCGAGGATCTACCGAGGTGGTTGCTGCGTACCACTTTAATAAGGTTTCGGAACTATTCATTGATCCTAAATCTGATACAGATCCACACTTGTTGTTTGTTGTTGTTGTATTTTGTGTTGGTTTGCCAAGAAGTCGATTACTATTGTTAATAGCTTGTTGGAGTATTTGTGATTGTGTTTGGACAAAGTTGGTCACAGCTCCTGTAAAGGGGGCAGTGCTTGTTGGTTGTTTATCTCTTTTTGCAAAAAGATAATTTGCAGCTGCTTCTACATAAGCAAAATTTACAAAAAGCTCTCGTACGTTATCAGTGGCTTTGTTCGCTAGTACCGAGAAAAAATCAGCTGAGAAGAGTGTTTTTTCGGCCCCGGTTATCTTTCGTAGAGGTCCGTTATATTGTTTTGACAACTCGCTTATAGGGCCTTTACTTGTTGTTTTAATTTGATTTAAGTAATTTGTTCTCTTTGTTGATGACAAGCTAAATAAATCTATGCACCAAGCCAAAAACGGTGATACATCACGCACCACTTCATCATCACTCCCTTCCTTTTTTACTTTTCTAGGACAGTTGCATGGATTGTCTGTTATTGATGTAAATGCAAAAGCTTCCGCTACTCCTGTAATTTCTAAAGTGCAGTCCCAAGTATTTTCGGATGTTAAGTTATAACTAAAATTACTTACAACACCTTGTACACCACTGTAACTAGGATCAGAGTCTTGTTTTTTTATTATTGCTGGTATTGCTAAACAATCCAATTCAATACTAGCATCAATTGGACCACTAGTTTTTTGTAATCCATTCGCTTGTATTGACCATCCCCACTCTCCCCTAACACTTAAACCTGGTATAAAATAGCATTTTTGTAATTCAATCAGCTGTTCGTCTGTAAAGGCTGTTATATTAACTGTAACTTGCTTTGTTGTTCCTAAGTTACCTTTCTTTTTAACGCTAACTTGTGTTACAACCGGTCGTGGTCTTACATAATTAGCTTCGTATAATGCTGTTGTTGGTTTGGAGTCTAAAGTTACATAGTTAGTACACAAAGTACTCATACTTTTTATTTGTATCCAAGGAAATCGTTGTGCTGTCCACAATATTCCATTTTTACCTTGCCTAGCTGTTATTTCTGTTTTTACCGTATTTGGTACGGAAGTTTTATCGAAGGGACTTGCCATATATTATATAACTATTATTCTTAAACAAACTCGTTTAGTGTAGTGTATTCGTTTTTTATCTTTTCGATGTTAGTTGGTATTCTTAATTGTAAACCACCCTCTACTTTTAAAGTACCTTTACCTAAACCATTTGCTTCTGCAATAATCCACCAATCATTTACATCACCATAGTATTTGTAAGCTAACATATCCAATCTATCTTCACTATTTGTTCTAACGTATATATCATTCAAATCTCTTGGTATAGATGGATATAGAACAGCTCTTGTTGTGACTTTGCTTTGTGGTGTTGATTTAATTAATGGTATATCTTTGTATCTCATATCAACTAATCGTTTCCGTAATTAAATATTTTTGGATTAGCTCCTAGTGGTTCTCCTTTATTATCTCCAAGTAATACTACTTCAAGACTCACTCTAATATAATGTGGCATTTGTATATCTCTATCAATATCCCAAGGATACTCAGCTGTTTCTATATCGTATTTTACATTTGTAAATATGCAAGGGGTTTTAACAAACCACTTTCCAACTGTTATGTCACAAGCAGGTCCTTTTAAGTATGTGCCTGCTGGTTCACCAAAGGATGTTATTCTAGCTAATTTTGTTAGTTTGTCATACATTTTTGGCATATCTTCTTTATCAAAGGCGACTGTTATAAAACCTAATGATACACCTTGTGTTACGCCCTTAAAAGCTCTCAAAGTATCTTGACGACCTACGTAGTTTATATCACTCCAGTTTGGGGTTATGGTGTGACCAAAAGTGGTTAAGTATGCTGTAAATTGGACCGTTTGATCTGAGTTCCGTCTAGATCCTATTATAAAATCAATTAAATCCGGATTTGCTGTATCTGGATCTTTTTTTCTTTGGTCTACTGTGCCGTACTTTTCTATAACCTCTGATGGTTTAATATTATCAATATACTTGATAATAAACCTACTTGGATTTGTATTGAAGGTAGGAACAAAATCAGCTTCTAAACTTTCTCTAAAATCTTTGAAATCAAAATTATCATCAGCTCGTTTTCGTAAATCCTCTAACTGCTCTTGATTAGTTGTTTTATAACCAAAGTCTTCAAAATCTAATTTTGTTGCTTTATATTTTAAATTTAATGCAGTACTTACTGTTTTGTAAGAAGTTTCTTTATCCCTACCTCTTATTAGTATATCTCGTTGAGCTTGTTGTTCTGCTTTCTTAATTTCGGTGAATAGTATTCCTGGGTCTTGATCTTCCTTACCTTTATCTGGTTCAAACATGGAGTATGGTAAATCAGCACTACCGTGTTTTATCTTTGGTGTTACCGTTGCTAATAACCTGTCAGCTGTGTATCTGACGGTTTTAATTTGTATAGTGTTGTATTCAGGCACAAAGTTAAACAACTCAAATTTGACATTTGGATCATACTGCTTTACTTTAACAATAAAGTTTTTATATTGTACACCACCTTGTTCTGGAGTAAAGTCAAATAAACTCACAGTTGTACTACCTTGGTTAGGTGTAAAGTCAAAAGCATCTACAGTTGTACTACCTTGGTTAGGTGTAAAATTAATAGTATTAATAATAACACTACCTTGATTTGGTGTGAAATTAAAAAGATCTATTTCCGGTGATGGACTTTGTATTAATGGTGTTGGTGTACTTAAAACAATAAATGAATTTGTTGGTGCTACACCATTTGGTAACACTACTATACCTTGTAACCCACTTACGTCTTGTATTGGGGTTGTTACTATTATATTACTTGTGTGTGTAAAAATACCAAATGGTATGGTAATTACATCACTTGTGTGTGTAAAAATACCAAAGGAATTAACAATAGTATCACTTGTGTGTTCAAAAATACCAAAGGGTTTTACTACAATTGTGCTTGTGTGATTAAATATTCCAAAGGGTACAATCTTTATGTAATCGGTATAAACATCCGATAAAAAGAATTGTGGTAAGTGCTTTGTTGTTCCTAAATTTCTTTGTTCTACTCTATCTTTTAAACTTAGTTGATCTGGAAAGTCATATCTTATTGTCGGTGTTGTGTATTGTGGTTTAAACAAAAAAGTTTTAGGTATTACTCCGCCTTGACTAGGAAATATAATAAAGGGTTTTGGTGTTGTACTACCTTGTGTTGGAGTAAAATTAAATAAACCTATTGTTGTACTACCTTGGTTAGGTGTGTACTTAATTGGTGTTATAGTTGGTGTAGGACTTTGTTTTGTTGTTGTTGGGTTTGTGTTAATACCTAATCCACTAGTTTTATACCTTTCAATTAAGCTTATATGTTTAAACGGTTTATTCACTTTTGTGTGGTATTTATGTTATGATGTTTTAAGTTGCATTTGATTGGCTATGATTTCACCAAGAACTTTTGAATCTATAACAACTTTGCTACCCTTTGATATTATCTTTTTTATCTCAATCATCGTACTATTTAAGTCATCCACTCCTTTTTGTAAAACGCTAAACTGACCTTCTTCTGTCTTAGGTTCTTGTTCACCTATACCACTCAATGGTTCTTGTTCACCTATACCACTCAATCCAAGACTCTTTATAACTCCCAATGTTGGTACTGCTACACTACCTAGAGCTACTGCACCTAATGCTTTTGCTATGTAAAATAAACCACCTCCAACTCCATATAAATTTTTAACAACCTCTTCATTAGCTAGATTTCCTATTGAGTTTACAAACAAAGCCATTCCTGCTGCAGCTATGCCTATGCCAAGGCCTATTAATGCAAGTCCTCCACCAAAGTAAAGTAATGCCGTACCTCCTGTAAACAGTAATGGTGCCGCGGTGGCTGTTGCGGTTGCTAAAAAGTATATTCCTACACCTATACCTATAAGTATAGCTGCTAAACCTATAAATTCAGGAAGTGATAAACCCTTCATTGCTTCTGCCAGTTGTGCTATACCTAATGTAGCAAGTGCAATACCTCCTCCAATCATTAACACAGCTCCTCCAAAAGCTAGCATGCTTGTTGCTGCGCCTTTTGCCATTAAACCAGCTCGTTGCATGGATAAACTATTTCTATTTATTGCTCCGGAATTTGTATTTTGTGAGATGGTATTTTCACCTGTGAGTGTGCTATTTAATTTTTTCATAGCATTGAAAGTCATAAATTGTGGTATAGCACTTATCACACCACCCACTAATGCTCCAACTGCTCCCGAATATTTAGACATAAAGGCTACACTAGTTTCAAGCCCTTCACTAACTTTACTTCTTGCCTCAGCTTCTAACTTAGTACCATCTGACAACTCTCCTTGACCTTTCACCATCTTGGCTAAATCAGGTACACTCACACCGATTGCTTCTGCAAGTTTTTGTTTTTGCAGTACGTTCATTCTTGTGAATTCAGCCTCCGATCCAACTTGTTTGAGTATTTCTTTTTGTACCGTTAAGTAATCACCATTTAACGCAGCTTCTCTTGCTTTGTCAAGATTTATTTGTTTTCCTAACATTACACTTGCTTCCATTTGAGCATTAATGCTATTTTCAAAATCCAGCAACTTATCAGCCATTCCAGTTATAACAGAAAACTCAACACCTATTTTTTTAGCATTTATTGCAGCAACTTGAAAGCTTTTTACCATAGTTGGACCTGCTTTTGCAACTGCATCCATATTATTAGCAATTGCTTTTGTTGCTGTATCGGCTGGTACTCCTGCTGCTATTGATAATTTGGCTCCAAACTCAGCTGTACTCTGAGCTGATTCTTTCATTACGCCTGGAATCTTTTGTAAATTTCCTATGGCTTTACCTGCATCTTCTAAGCTACCTCCGTAAACTTTAGCCATCATTGCTGCTCCTTTACCTGCCTCTTCAGCATCGTGCAGTGTGCCTCCTGTTTCCATTACTGCCGCTCTTGCCTTTCGTATTTCTTCAGATGATGCCAAGAATCCAGTCTTCATGGAGTCGGTAAATGAAGTCATTGCTTCGTGTGCAGCTTGTGTTGCTGATAATCCTTCTCCTTGCAGTTCTTTGAAAGCTTCACCAAAAGCTTCACCCATCTTTTCTGCAGCTATTGTTATAGCTAGTGTTCTAGCTACACCACCTTGCAAAAAGTCTTTAATTAAGCTTGTATTAACTCCTATTTTATCTAAAATCTCTTTACGCTTTTCCTCTAGTTCTTTTATTTTTTCTGATCTCTGTTCTTCTAACTTTTGTTGTTTTTCTTGATCTATTTGTATTTTGAGTTGTTTTTTACGCTCTTTTGTTGCAATTTCTAATAAATTATTCTGTTTATGTAAGCTTCCAATTTGTTTTTCTGTTTCATCTAAATCAAACAGTGCTTGGTAGAAAGCTTGCATATTTCCTTGTAGCTGAGCGTACACTATTGCTCTTTTTTGCGTTACGGCTAGTGCCTTTAGGTCTTGGATTATACTTTTATTTTGCTCAATAGCCGTCTCCTTCAACACATCGAGCTCGATTTCTCTGACATCTAGTGTCTTATCTAAGGATCTTTGTTTAACCTTTTCGTTGATGAGATATGCCTGTTGATCTTTAGCAAATTGATCCATCTGATCTTGAAGATCTCCCAAAAAATTTCCAGCAGTGAAGCCTTCTTTGGCTCCCTTTTTAATACCTGCTGCCATCATCTTAGCTATTTCATTAACCAGATCTTTTGGTAAATAATCTTCTAATTTCATTTTTACTTGTAATATTTACCAAACGCACCTTTTTTTACATCGTACGCTAGTATGTCTGCAAATCTTTTTGGATCTTTGTTAATAAGCTCTCTTGCTTTTTTTGCCCATTGCTCCTCATCTTTATAACCATACTTAGATGCTAAGCTTTTAAATTCTTTGTCGTTTACCAATGCATCGTATTGGTATCCCGTTTTTTTATTTACATACGATTTGAATCCACTAGCTACTTTATCTACGAGCCAGCTTGTTATACCTTCTAACATAATTTCATTTTTAAATTCTTCTTGAATAATTCTATGTAATTCTTCTTTTGTCACGTGAAGTATGGCTTTACTTATAAATAGTTATAAAATAAAAAAGCCAACTTTTTAGGATTGGCTTTCTTTTACTTTCTGTTGTTTTTAGTAGAGAGTATTATCTTTTTCCAGATTTTGCTTTTTCATAAGCAGCTTTTTCTGCTTCGTACTCTTTTTTCTTTATTTCAGATAACTTTCTGTAAAAGTATCTTCTGATGTGAACTGGCATACAATACAACTCGGTATATGTGAATCCCATTTTCCCATAGTACATGAGATCAAATATCTCATCTTGCAGAATGCCTCTATAATTAGAGGCTAGGCCAAAAAAACCCTACACCGATGGGCAAGGCCATCTTTTCTTGAACAAAATCGCAATGTGGACAAGTAAAGCTAAAAGTAGTATCTATATCTGGTGTGACTTCTTTTAAATGACTTCGTAATGCTAGCGAATCTCGTGAAAGCATATTGTCAACACTTTTTCCAATTTCCTTTGTATCAGTAACACCATCGTAACTAACAATCAAGTGTTTTAATCTTGTTGTTAGTTCTGGATCTACTCCTAGTATTTTAGAAAGTTTTTTATTTGCTTTTACAGCTTCTTCAATTAGTTTTTCATCACCGTGTGTTAAAAACTTTAACTCAAGTGTTTTTTTGCTTATTGGTAAAGTAAATTTATGGGTTGTTTGTCCTTTTGTAAAAAGAGACCAATCAATTGTTTTTTCATCAAACTCTTGTAAGTCTATAACATGCTTTGATTTTTCTCCACAGCTTGGACAAGTAATTTCAACTTCATAGTCTTTTCCATAAGCAAGTATACGAGCTGCAATGAATATGGCGTTTTTATCAATTGTTAGTAGATCGTTGTAATTAATGCGGGTAACAATTAATGATTGTAATAATCGATCAATAACAACACCTTGTTTAATTAAGTTTTGTGAAGCTAGGATATCTTCTTCTTTAGCAGTCATGTACTTCATTTCTATTTTACCTGATGCTAGTGGATGTCCTTCCGGATAAAACCAACCTTTTGAAGGTAAAGATATAACTTCTGTTGGTACGTTTGATGATACTACTTGTTGTGTATTAAGCTCGTTTATCACTTTTGCTTTGATATCATCATCTGATAATACACCATCCTTCTTAGGATAGTTTTGATTTACGACTGTCGACATGTTTTATTTTCTTGGTTTATTTACAAAAAAGAAATAGTAATATAGCCCAGCTACAAAACACAAAGCTACAATAATTAATAGTGATGTTGTTCCTATGTAAGGGTGTAAAAACACTAGTGCAAAAAAGAATAGTGTCAATATTACTCTATAAACTGCTGCTGGGCTTGTGATGTACCAGTTTATTAAAAAATCCTTTAGCTTTTGTAACATATTATTTTGTTTCTTCTACTAATAAATAGTACGTAAGTGAAAAAGTGATACCAAAAAATACTCGTAAAATAATAAAATCTATAATTAAACTGTATTGTGGCATATTTGTAACAATTGCAATAAATAAAAATGCATATGTTAGGAACTGAAAAAAGTGCCAAGCATCAGTTAAAAACACAAATATAGTTGTGCTACCAACAAACTTTGGTTCTAAGCTTCTAATATCTTTATACTTATTTACATAACTCATGTCAATATAGCTCCAAAAGTTACGCCAAAATTTATTTTTAGTTTTATATACTATTGGTTTAAATATTGTTTTTTCCCATTTAGATTGGGTAATAAACACATCCATACACGACTTGGACATTGCTGCTAGTCCTAAAAAGATAAGTGGTAATAGTAGATTCATAATATGTAATATACTAAATATATACCACACTAGCAACATATATAAAAAGAAAACTCCCACAAAATATTGTAGGAGTTTATTAATCTTTGATTTGTAGTGTGTGTATTAGTATTCCAATATACAATAATCCAAACCGATTGTTAATGAGATCTCTACTTGTGTTTCAGTACTCCAGTCCATATCACCAAATTGAGCTGTCTTAATGTAAGCACCTTTAACTTTCCAATTTTCAACTTTGTCACCAACTGGTCCTAAAACCGTAATGTCAAAATCTTTCTTGTAGAAATCTGCATAGCCATCACGACCCGTTACTGATTCATGAGCTGTACGTACCCATTCCATTACTGCTTGTGCTCCTGATGGTACAATTGCATCATACATTGTTACTGTGATATCTTGCCACTTACATTTGCCTTTAAGCTTACGTATAAGGTTGATATGATCGAGTACTACTTCACCACAGTCAATTTGAGGACGAGACACTTTTTTGCACAAGAACGCTGGGATACCATCGATTGTGAGTATGAACCTATTTTGTACTTTTGGTTCGTACGGCGTGTAAAATATTTCGTCATTTTCTATTAAAGTTGCCATTTTATTTAAGTTGTTTTATTTATGATAAATAGTTGTGTGTTGAGAATCTGTTTTAAGCGTTTTCAAATGTTGCTCCTGTTCTAAGTACATTAAAGTCTAACACTATAAACTCGGCAGCTTTTGCAGGTTGTAAGTAAATTTGACCATATAATATGTTACGATCAATTATGTCTGGTGTGTTGTTTGTTTCATCCATTACTACTTTGAAAGCATATAAACCTTGACGTGATTTAACGGTCTCAAGATATGGAGTCACAATATTAATGAAGCGTTGACGAGTTACTGCTGTGTTGTTTTCAAATACTAAGTATCTAGCACTACTAGCAATATATTTCTTCAAAGCTATTAATAAGCGTCTTACGTTCACACGATCTAATGCTGAAGGAGTTGCTTGCATTGTTTTTTGACCCCATACACATATTCCTTGAGCTGGGAATGATGCTATTGGATTGATTCTATTTTCGTATAGGTCATTACGATCTGCTTGACTTAATTTTGTTTCTACATCTACAGCATCACGTATACCACCACGATTTAAACCTGCTGGTGCAAACCATTCGTAAGCTACCGTGTCATTATTTGCATATACACGTGGTAATACTACTGAAGGTGGTACCCATACTGGTTTGTTTCTATCACGATCTATTACTTTAACCCAAGGCCAGTACATTGCTACATAGTTTGATTCAATATTACTAAGTTGTACTGCTGAGATCGTTTCGTTTAAAGATCTTCCAAGTTTTACTGGATCTATGATTGCAAACGCATCACCTCTATCTTCTGCCACTTCTATTGCTTTGATTGCAACGGGTAAGTGATTATTTGCATTGATACCAGGTATTGCTATTAAGTTTACATCATACTCATCACCGTTACTGATTGTGTTTAGTGCTTTTGTATAAGCTATTGTACCATCTGTTGAACTGTTAGCACAATTTAAACCAAATACATTTGTAGATTCAATATCTTCACCAACTTTCTTTGGTATTGCTGGATCCATTCCATCAAAACCATCTTGGAAAGCTACAGTAAATTTAAGTATGTTTGCTACATCTAAGCCTGCAAAAGTTGAACCTGAGATACTTTGTCCTCCAACAAAAACTGAATTACTATTTCCTGCAGAAGCGCTTGGGTGTACAAAACAATTATCTAAATTAAATGCTACGTTGTTGCCTACGGTTGAACCGGATGGTAGTGGTTTATTGTATTGTGCATTATCGTTTGATGCAAAGTTCCAACCATAATTAGCACGTTTGTTATAGAATCCATCTATTTGTGGTGCTGATGTTATGTAAGATGCGGTTGGCAGTGTATAGCTTGAAGCTACTGTTTCTACTGGTGCTTTAAAACCATAAGGTCTTGCAGCTGTAGTCATTGTTTTTGTACCTACTTCATCTGATACCTCTACACGAACATACTTAGATACATTATTATAATCTCCAGTTAAAGTTACAACACCTGCTGTTGATACGTTAAAGGAACGATCTCCAATACGACGTGCTATGTAATCAACTGAATCTGGATCTAAATTTACGTTAGAGTATGTTTCTAATATTGTTTGTCTTTTATCTGTATCATCGTACTCTCTTATAACTACCGTAAAAGAACCATAAGGTGATCCTGGATTTACTCCTGGTAATACTGTGTTGACTATGCTTACTTTTAATGTAGTGTTTGTATCTGTACCATCAGATAAAGTTGCAAAACGGAATAGATCTTGGAATGCACCACCTATTGTTTGAGTTTGTATCCAAGGTGTGTAAGCTGGTCTCCAAGTACCATCTGCTGATCCGGATAAATTTACGTTTGCATTTGAAGATGAATCAAATGTTATAACACCACTTAAACCAGTTGCACTACCTAAGTAATCTTTGAACCAAGTATACATGTAACCCTTTTTTGTTCCTTTTACTGAAGTGCTTAAAACTTTATCAAAGGAGCTAGCTACTGTTGGATTAACAGATGCCGTATATCCAGCTGCTGTTATTCCTGAACCTGATAATGTGAAGTTTATTAATCCACTTGATCCTGTGTTGGGTAAAGCCATGCTTGGAAAAACCGAGGTTGTGTAGTCTTTTCCAGTTGAAGATAATAATGTTACTGTTGGATTAATTACACCAACTAAGTTTGTTGCTGTTGCTGATGGTGCATACTTTTTAAATACGTTTGTATAGCTATCACCATTCACGTATGGTGGAACAGCTGATCCGGTAATCAACATTGCATAAAAACCTCCGGATACGAATATTGATCCCGTTGGTGTTAAAGCTACTGGTGTTGAACCGGAATAAAAAACAAGGTTTTGTAACAAACTTGTATCTACTAAATCTACTGATTCTGTGGCTACTTGTATTTTTACAAATTTTGTACTAAGCGGGCCTGCTAAAGGGCCTACATTTGCAAAACTGCTACCTGTATCGTTGTTTATTGGCGTTTTTACCTCGTAAAAGGTTGAAGCCGATAATTCAGCTACTGTGTGATATAAGAATACTGATCCAGCTTTGTATCCACCGTCAGGTAATACACGAATTACAGTTACTGTACTGGCTGCTTTTAAATAACTTTCTACAGCGTAGGGTACGTAAGTTTCTTCGCTTAATCCTCCAAAACGTGCTGTAAAATCATCAAAATTTTCAACTATGGTTGGTACAAAAGCTGGTCCTTGTGGTGTGGGACCAATTATTGCTGCTCCAATAGCAGCTATACCGGCTGGTAAGAATGATAAATCTTTTTCATTCGTAAAAACACCAGGACTTACAATTTTTTCACTAGTCGCCATTTCTTTTTAATTTAGGTTTTTTATGTGTGTGTTAGATATACACATATAAATAGTCTAGTATTTTCCTAAATTAATGGTGGTTATTAGTTTTTACTCTCCTTTTGTAAATGTGTTGGATTCTAAATCCAATACACCAGCTCCATATTTTTTTTGTAGTTCTTGAGCTAAAGTTTGTTCTTCGTTAAACAAAGTACCAATTGCTGTTTCTAAATCTACTATTTGTGTATTAATAGTGTCTAGTTGTTTTTGGATTTCTTGTTTTGTAATTGTTAGTTGTACACTTTTTGTACCTAACTTTGCGTATTCATCACGCATTTCTTTAATTCTTGTAACGTCTTTTGCGTCTAGTTGTTGTGTTTTTTCCATGTTAAGTTATAACCTTTTATATAAATATTGTGGTTTTTAATTTTTATTAATTCACAAATACATAAGCAGAACCGGTCGGTGTAGTTCCTGTTGGGTTCCAATTAATTGTGTTATTTATTCCTCCTCCAACTGTATAAATTGTTTGACCTTGTGAACTATCAATCCAACTACCGCTTGCAAATATCATCTGTTGTGTGCCCGTATTGCTGAGTGTAAATATTGCTCTTGGTGCATTTGATGATGATGCTCTGAAAAATACAAATTGTGTTCCCGCTAAAGTCGCTGTACCAATTCCCTGTAAGGTATTTGTTACTAAGTATGAATTACCGTTTTGGAAAGTTGCGATGGTTCCAGCTGTTGTTTGTGTGTAGTTACTCGCTGTGAAACCAGCTGATCCTGTGAATGTTGTGTTTACTGATACTGTTATTGTGGTTGCTTGTAGTGTATTATTTAACCTAACGTTGCTGTTTGCGACAGCTAGCAATACTTGATTCCAAGTTATTCCACTTGTTTGTAATGTACAGTTAGCTGGTCGTAGTATTATTGATCCAATTGTTCCTGCTGTGTATGTAAGAGTAGGTGAATTAGTAAGGGTATTATGTCCATATGGAAAAGAATTGTCACTATTAGAAAAAGCCAATGTACCTACCATGTTTATAACCATTGGACTAGCTATAAAGTAACTTGTTGCGGGTCCGCCGGCACTGCCAAGAGTCCATGTAAGGGATCCTGAACCTTGTAGTAATAGTCTAGCACTACCACTTATTAGTCCTGTATTAAAGGTTAGGGCTGTTGATATAACATTAGTGCCATCTCCAAAATAAAAATCTCCTGGTCCGTTTATTGTCTGTGTACCAGTATCATTCTTTATTCGCAGTGCAGATCCACTAAATAATTTTAAATCATCTAGTAATGTTAAGCTACGACCAGTTCCTGCCCCCATTCCTAAACGTAATTCACTTCCTGAAAATCCAACTATGTTTCCGTTTGTTTTAAAAGTCTGTACTCCCGTGCTACTAGATGCATTTAGTACAAGGGGGAATGAGGTGCTAAAGCTTAGTATTCCGCCTTTTAATTCAAACGCATCAGTACTAAAATTTATAGCACTACCAACAGGACCAATTCGTGATGTTGGTGATTTATCAATTGTTAATGATGGAGTTCTTAGTGTACCATTACTGAATGACATGCTTTGTACTGCACTTCCTGTAAATATAACTGGGATTCCGGTAAAATTAACAGTTAGCGTTGCACTAGTTTCTAAGTTCCCAGCAATAGATGCTGTTACGTTAGTATTTGATGATCTGAAATTCGTGGTGCCGGTTCCTATAAAGTATAATCCTCCTGATACTATAAGATTGTCAGCTAATGAGGCGGTACCCGGTACTGAAAATGATAATACTGATCTTTCCCAAATTTTACCACTACTCGTAATTTGATATGATCCATTAATCCGTAACCCTTGTGCTGAAATAGCACCACTACCAGTCATATTCATTGTTGAACTTAGTACTAACTTAGCTTGTGATGCTAAAGTACTTGCTGAGGAAGTTAGTGTTAATAGCTGACCTGGAAAATTAATAGTACCACTATATCCAGTAAAGTCTAAGGATCTGCAGCTAGCTGCTACAAATATACTACAGGTTCCTGTACCACTACTAGCATCAAAAAGTACATCATCACTTGCAGTTGGAAAGCTTAAAGTACCAGCTGTACCTCCACTTGATGTTGCCCAGCTACTAGCTAAGCTCCAAGATAAATTTGCATTTGTTGGATTAACAAAATAATATGTTGGCATAACTAGTTTTATCCATTTATTTGTGTTGGTATGTCATTAAGCAAATCTTGTACAACTTCTAATGATTGTAACTTACGCTTTTCACTTTCGCCTCTATTTACGATTCCAATTACAATCTCATCAACTGTTAAAGGTCTGTAATGATAAACTTCAACGGTTGTTGTACCTACAAAATCATCTGTGTAGTCATATTGTACTACTGTTATGATTGTCTCTTCTTCTGCTCTTTTTGATAGTATTGTTGCTTGTGTTCCCATATAATATATTAATTATTAAAATTTTACTGTTGATATAAATAAATTGAATCTTGTGTATCCACTCAAACTAACTATATTAAACCCAAACACATCACCAACATCAAAGGATGATGTCCAACCAGTTAAAGTTGCTGAAGTTGCTTTTTGTGCACTTGTTGATGTGATTGGAGCTGAGCCTGTGATTGAAGTTTGAGTCGGAAATCCACTGTATGTTGATTTCGTAATGTCAATATTACAACTACCTGCTTGATCACCCAATAGTGTCCAACTTAAAATTGAACCACTATATGGCATTGTGACATATCCTTTTTGACCAGTTGAAATAACACCACCTGCACCATCTACTGTAATACCAAAGCTTCCACTTTTTAGGTTTGGTTTAAGTGTTGCTGCTAAAGATTCTGCTGGTGATGAGGCAGGTCCTGCTGTTACATCTCCGGTTAATTCACCAATAGAGTTTCCACCACCACCTCCTCCTCCACTACCTATTGCTGAGGATGCTGTGAAGAATATTAAACCTGATGATGTGTTGTATGTTAATACGTGTCCTGAACCACCACCTAAAGTTGATCCTGTGATTGCTAGAGATCCAGTTATTTTGTGTGTGTCTGTTAATGCATTTCCTATTGTAATTCCAGTACCGGTTACACTAAGTTCTGTTATACTTGCACTTGTGATTGTAAATGTTGTTGGTGTTACTGACGCTGTGAAACTTGCTGTTGCTATTACGAATGGTACAATTGTGATTGGAAAAGTACTATTATCTCCTTTTGTGAATGTAATTGTATCTTTGTTAGCAGATGCTGTTATTAGTAAACTTCCTGTTGGTGTTGCTGATCCTCCACCACCTATTGCACTAGAGGCTGTATATGTAAATAAACCAGATGCTGTGTTGTAAGTTAAAACGTGACCTGAGCCTCCTGATTCAGCTGCACCACTAACAAACAGTGAACCTGTTATATCAATTCTATCTTGAACTCCATATGTAAGAGCTGGGGTAGTTCCATCTGGATAGTGTAGGATTCGGTTTTGATAGTCTACTGATGTTCCTTGTACAGTATCCATCAGTAATCTAGCTTCATAGTCTACTGATCGGGTAAATACAGTATCGCGTAGTACTCTACCTTCAAAATCTACGGATGTGGTTCCAGCACTATCTTTTAATTGAGTTTGTAATTGATATTGATTTGATGTATCAATTTGTAAAATTTGACCTGATGTACCTGGTGGTAGTCCATTTGAAGCTGTTTGTGCGTGTGAAGCGCTTATTGGAGTTCCATTAACCCACAAACTAGAACTATAAACTAATGATTGTCCGTTAGTTGGAGTTGTAATTAACACATTGTGTAATTCACCCAATTCATAACCGTTCATTATATCTACATAAATAATACCAGTAGTTGTATTTTGTGTAATTACTTTACCTAAACGAACTTCATGTTTTGGTGATACTGGTACTGTTGATGTCCAATCACCACTCGATGATAGATATAATTGGGTACCAACTGGATAAGCGTTTGTGTTAATATTTCGTAATAAGCCACTAGTAACAACATATCCGTTATTGTTATCGTTTATAGTTTGGGCTACAAATCCCAGTGTAGTAGCAGATGTCGTGTCACCATCCCAACTAGCTGTTACTACCTTTGGACGGTTGCCTTGAGAGCCCGAAATATAAACTACTTTACCTGCAGCTAGTGGTGCTCCTGTTTGATTAGTCACTCTAACTACATTTACGTGACCAACTTCAATCATAAAGTTGTTTACGTCAGTATCAATCTCAAGTGTTTTAGCATCATCACTCCAATGTACTCTACCTTCGTTGTGAGTTGGTGCTTGAGCTGTGGTTAATATAGTCCAATCAACATAATCTACTGTTGAAATAAATGATTGGGTAGCTAGTAGTGATCCTGTTAAGATTACTGTTTGATTAAGTGGATTAACATACGAAGCTGTTAATGCATATGATGCACTTAAAGCAGGATTGCTATTGGTAAAAATATTTCCACTTACATACGAAGCTGTACCAGTTAGGTTTCCAACAAAAGAACCTGTAAATGATCCTGATGCTTTTATTTGTGTTGCACTAACATATGTTAAAGAAGAAGCTCCTCCAAAGTTACCACCCCCTGCGTTATATTGAAATTCATTAACAGATCCTCCTGGTGTTCCTCCGCCACCTCCTCCCCCTCCATTCAAAGCAAACGAAGCTGTAATTGCGTAAGAAGCTGTTATTGTTTTTACTATTGATGCACTACCATAATAAAGCCTACCATCCTCAATATTAATAGCTAATTCTCCAGTACGCAATGTTGTAGGGGATGCATTTGATCCCGTACCCCACTTTGTTATAATAATTGAATTTTGTGCCATCTATGTATATAAATATTGTAGTTTTTTAATTAAAGGTACCTCCATCTATAAAGGATGCTGTTATTGCATACGAAGCTGTGATTGCATAAGATGAGCTTATTACGTTTTGGGCCCAACTAGCTGTACCATAAACAGATCCAGTAAAGAATGCTGAGCTTGTTGTTGACCATTTGAGTATTGTTAATGCTCCATCTATATCCCTTAATGTTCTATTTTGCCAATCAATCGAAAGATTGCTACTACTATCATAGGCACTTTTATTTCCCCATTCCAGTATAACAACACCGTTAGAATCATATGCATATCTACTTTGCCAATCCACAGCTAAGGTAGCTGTGTCATCAATCATTGTTCTGCTAACCCACTCAAAAGAGGATGTACCATTTACATCATATAAAGTTCTACTATCTGAGTCTATGTTTGGTTTACCACCATCATTTACATATAGTATACCATTTAAAGTTACAACGTTTGTGTTTTCATCAAAGGTAAAATTAGGAGAACCATCAAAGGACCCACCATCATTATATTGAATTTCTGTTGTATTACCTCCTGGTGTTCCACCACCTCCTCCTCCACCTGACGATGAAATTGCTATACCAGCATTAGTATAATTAATAGTAATATTTGAACCTTCTAACAATCTAATATAAGATGCTGTTGTTGCAAAAGATGCACTAACTGCTCTAGAAGAGCTTAAAGCAAAAGATGAGCTTAGTGCATAAGATGAACTTATGGCATTAGATGCTGACACAGCGTAAGATGAACTTAATGCATATGATGATGATATTGCATTAGTTGCTAATAATGCCCAACTTGACGTGATGTTGTATGTACCTACTGGTAAAAACGAAGCTGTTAATGCTTTTAATGCCCAACTAGCTGTACCATCTAGTAGACCTATATTAGTTATATCATTTCCACCTAAACTCAAATTACCAGCTAATGGAGCTTGTGGTGTAAGTTTTAAGTATCTAGCATCTGCAGCTGCAACATCTAAAGGAGATATTTCATACCATTGCTTTGATCCAGAACTCCAAATGTATGTATCCCCATTATTTGCAGGAGTTGAATCACCTGATATTATCCACACTAAACCATCTTGTAGTGACCCTGTTATATTACCTGATGAAGACACAACTAGGGATGCTGATGTACCAGTTGTTGTTGCTGATAAAGCTGTTGCGATATTACCGTTAGATCCCGGGAATGAACCGTTTACAGATCTAACAGATGCTGTAATTGCTAGTCCATTTACTGTTATTCCAGGCCCTTGTATTAAATTTACAAAACTAGCTGTTCCTGCAAACTGTGATGCTGCTGAACCAGTCCAAGAGTTTATGCTTGATGTATAAGCATTGAACGAACTAGTTGTAACAAGAGATCCTGTGTTTATGGATGCGTTCAAGGCAAATGATGCTGTTAATGCATAGCTAGCACTTAATACCGAGTTAGCTCCAAATGGACCAAAAACATTTGAACCTGTTATGTAAGATGCCGTGGTTGCAAATGGTACTGTTAATGCACTTCCTATAGGAGTACTACCCGATATTAACCGTATTTGTGTTGTATTTACAGCAGCTATGTCTGTAGCACCACTACCACCTCCACTACCACCTGAACCACTTATTTCAATCCCGGTGGGTGTGTAATTAATAGTTATATTTGGTCCTTGTACTAATTTAACGTAGGATGCAGTATTTGCAGTTAGTGCATTATTTGCAACTAAAGCTATTGAAGCTATTGTTGCTGTTGATGCTGTTGCTGCGTAGGATGAGCTTAATACAAACGAAGCTGTTGATGCATAAGAAGAACTTAAAACATATGATGCACTTAAAGCATAAGAAGAACTTAAGCTAAATGAAGAACTTAATGCATAAGATGAACTTACAGCTATTGATGCTGTTAATGCATAACTAGCACTTAATATTGAGTTACCTCCAAACGGACCAAAAACATTTGAACTTAATACATAAGATGATGTTATAGCATTCTGAGCCCAACTTGCTGTACCAACTAGTAATCCAATGTTTGTTATGTTGAAACCTCCAAGATTCAAATTACCAGCTAGTGGAGCTTGTGGAGTTAACATTAAGTAACGTGCATCACCTCCTGCGGTGTCTAAAGTTGATAGTATGTACCATTGATTAGATCCAGAACTCCAAATGTAGGAAAGTCCATTATTAGTTGGTGTTGGATCACCCGCTACTATCCATACCAAGCCATCTTGTAATGATGATGTAATGTTTCCGGAAGACGATAAAATTAAGGATGCCGAGGTGCCTGTAGTTGTTGCTGTTAGTGATGTTGCAATGTTACCGTTAGTTGGAAACACTCCATTAACAGATCTTACCGAAGCAGTAATAGCTAATCCATTAATTGTAATGCCTGGACCTTGTTGCAGATTAACAAAGCTGGCTGTTCCTGCAAATTGTGAGTTTGTTGATCCAGTCCAAGCATAAAAAGAAGAAGTTGTAAGAAAGCCCGTAACAATTGGTATAGACCCTGTATCTACGGTTATATTAAATTGACTATTATCTCCTTTTGTAAAGGTTATTGTGTTTAATGCTACAGAAGCTGTTTTTAATAAGGAACCAGTATCAATTGATGCAGCTGATCCTGCATTTAGGGCATATGAAGCAGTTATTGCATATGAAGCCGATAAAATACTATTTGATCCAAATGGACCCCAAACATTAGAAGATGTTACAAAAGAGGCTGTTTCAGCTGTTACTGCACCAATAGCGTTTAAAGCTGTTATTGCTGTTGTACTGTAATCACTGTAAGAGCTAGTACCGGTTAAATATCCATTAAAAGATCCCGTAAAAGATCCTGTATTATAGGAGCTTGTAAAGCTGTTAAAACTTGAGGTTGTTGTATAAGATCCGGTATCAATAATTTGCACATTTAGAGCATGCGAAGCTGTAATTGCGTAAGATGAGGTTATAGCTTGACTAGCATTTAAAGCCCAACTTGCAGTACCAAACATTGTACCAACATTTGTAATATTAAAACCACCTAAACTTAAATTACCGGCTAAAGGTGCTTGTGGAGTTAGCATTAAATACCTGGCATCTCCAGCTACTTGGTCTAAAGGCGCAACTTCATACCATCTAGACGAACTCACACTCCAAATGTAAGTATCACCGTTGTTTGCTGCGTTTGGATCACCCGCTACTATCCAAACTAATCCATCACTAAGAGAGGCTGTTACTGCTCCTGATGAAGACACAACTAATGATGATGATGGTCCAGTTACTGTTGCGGATAATGCAGTGCTTATGTTTCCATTAATATCTGGTCCGGAACCATTAACAGTTCTCACTGAAGCTGTTATTTGTAGACCGTTTATAATAATACCGGGTCCTTGTAATAAATTAACAAAGCTAGCTGTTGATGCTAGTGTTGCATTATTGCTATATGATGCTGTTCCTGTTACGTTTCCTGTAAATGAGCCTAAAAATGATCCTGTGTTGTAGGAGCTTGAAAATACGTTATAAGAAGCCGTAAATGCATTAAACGAACTTGTTGTTACTAACGACCCAGTTTCTAGTGTTACTCCTGCATTTAATGCGTAAGACGCTGTAAATGTATATGATGATGATATGGCCCAAGAAGATGTACCATATAAAGAACCAGTTATACTAAGTGGCTGTTTAAACTGCTTTGAGTAGAGTAATCCCATCTAACTATAAGTAGTCTTATATTATATAACACTGAGAAACTTACCTACTGCTACAACCTCGTCTGTTTGTTCTAATTCAAATCCTAAAGCAACTGTATCTAGTATTAGTGTACACACACCACTACCATAATCAACGAACGATATTACTGCACTAGGTTCTACATATTGTCCATTTATAAAAAAGCTAAAACCATCTTGAGATGTTGGTGGTAAAGCATTTGGTCTTGGATAAAATCTATATCCACTAAAGATTGCAGTGTTACTCGTTATTGATACTGCAGGTATTGCTAGACTAGCTGCTAAGTAGTTTAGCATGTCTTGATTAATACCAACTAATACTGGATTTGGTGCAATTGGTGATTGTGATGGTTGTATTGATGGTGAAGGAAACTTTGTTTCCATTCTATCTGTGGTTTTGAATAAGTCTGGGTCTGGATCTACTTCCGTTTCAATCACAACTTGCCTTATGTCAAATGTTTTTTCAGATTGTTTGTAGCTAAACTCTTTTGCTAGGTTCTCTGTGAAGATTTGACCATATAATGTAAGTGTGAAATTCGTACGAATTACTCTATCACTATCTTGTAATAAATCTGTTGTGTTTGTAAAACTATCTATTTTTGCACGAAACTTAAATCTTTCCTTCTCTCCCCAATAAGCTCCTTCCGTGTATAATACTGTTTCAACAATACTATTCATATGCTCTACATAGTCTGTCCAAATTAATACATCATAGCTTACGGTAACAAAATCAGGTACAACTGTGTTTATGTACGTTTTAATTGGTTTGGAGTTTGTTAACTTGCTAAACTGATCGTATACATTTTCTTTTGTGTATTTAACTTCTTGATTGTAATATATGTGTGGGTAATTTGGATCAACTTTATTACTTAAAGTTCTATCCTTTTCGATTGTGTTTCTTTTATAAGCTATAAGTGGTACTTGTATTTTACCGTTTTTATCTCTTATGTAACCATCAGCTTGTACGTTTTTCCATTTTTCCGGTGATCCATACATTACAGGAACCTTTATTTTTGATCCTAGGTCATCTATCTCAGGTTTAATTACATTATCAAAATAATATTTTACGGCAAAATCTAAATCATATAGACCTGTGGTAAATGGCTTTAATTTATCGTTGTCACGACGTACATCATTTTCCCTTTGGTATGTTTTTTGTTCCCTTCCCGTACTTAATTCGTACTGCGTTTTTGGTAATTTCTTTCTTGTGTACATGACCTACTTAATGATGTCTATCTCTAATGATTTGTAACCTAGTTGTTCTTGTGTAGTGAGCAGTACATATAATACTCCAGCTTTCACCAAAGTTTGGACCAACACTCTTTCCATAATCATTATCCTTACCTAATACAAAAGTATTTTCATTTACTTGATCTATTTCATAAAAAGAACCTCTAACTTCAAATATATCTCCTGCTGCTGGTACTAAGTTTATTTCTCGTAGTTTTGGTTTTAAGAACCTTATGGTCATTTGTTGTGTAACATCAATACCAAATTGATCTTCTTGTATGTATGTTTGATCTCCACGTTCTAATAAACAAGTAACTCGCACTGGTGTGAAATAGCTTTTTTGAGCTGAGCCTTCTCCGTACAAGTTTGCAGCATTGGAGCTTTTAGTATCCGTAAGAAAATATTTATAGTAATCTACCTCTTGTTGAATTATGTTATCCAACAATTCATTGTTTACTTTTCTAAACATGCTTATATCTCTGGATGAACCGAATAAAGCCATTAAATTTTTATTTTACGTATATAAAGAGTGGAACTTTATTTAATTGTTGTTGTAACGATGCTGCTACTGCTGCTTCTTGTTCAGTTTGACCTTGTCTAGTTAAACCTTGTAGTAATTCTTTTAATTCTGCAATTAAGTTTGCTTTGTCTTCTCTACCTTGAGCTACTAAATCTGGTCCATTTAAGGTTGTTTCTGCTCCAGGAATTGGTACTGTTGTATATTTGCTTCTTATTAAACCAAGCATTTCTTTGCAAATAGCTAGAGTATATTTATAAATCCACTGTATTCCTATATCTTTTATGTTTCCGTACGGTATACGATTATATGGTATGTTTGACAAGTCGCTTACAGAACCGGTTGGATAAGCTGTTGAGAGTGGATTATTTCTGTCTTTAACTATTATATAGTCAAACCAAAGATTTATTCTTGTTGATGGTATTGGGAAAATACGTAGCTTATTATTGCGTAATTCAAATGTAAAAGATGATTTACGTATTGTATCATTTAACTCAATTGCTTGCATTCTAAGCAGATCTGCATAGATTGGCATTATTAAAAATGACACGGATGGTGAATAAGATCCCCAACCAAAGCTATCTAACAATTGTTGTGTACCTGCGCCTGTACCCACATATGGATCAAAATATCTTGCTATTGCTGGTGTAAAGTCATGGTAGATACGTTTAATCTCAATTGATGCACTATTTTCTATTGGATTAGCCCAAAGCGTGTTTAAATCATAGCTTTGTGATCCAGGTTGTAATTCTATATATCCTTTTTTCCAATCCACAGCTCCACCACTACCTGCTTCACTACCATATGCTTTTGCCAATTCAATTGTTCTACCTAAATTAGGAGTCACTACACGACCACTTAATTCGTTGTTTGTAGAAGTGCCAATCAACATATGCATATTGTCTTTTGCATTAGACATGTTTACTTGAGTTGCAAACTCTGTTATTGCTTCTTCAAATGCAGTATAAAAGTTTAAATCTTGTAGTTCAACTTCCATGATTGGATATCCCAACCTCTTTGCACACCAATCAGCTACTTTATCGGCACTCAGTTGAAATTGAGTGTCATAGTCATAATACCCAAAAGAAGTTTTCCCTGGTGAAAATGAACTTGATCCGGGCCATATAGGTATATTCACGAGCTAATTGATTTGATATAAATATGATTAAAAAATAAAAAGACCCTTGTATAGGGTCTCTTTACCTTATGATTATTTTATACTATACTAAAGATGATGACTTCCAAGCAGTACCATTATAAACGTATAGTAGATTTTGAGCGTAATCAAAATACATACTTCCCGTCAAAGGTGAAGTTGGTTGGCTTGCAGATGTGTATGGTAATACCAATGTTGCATTTGTTCCGGTCACTGTTAATGTTCCTTGTGTTGTTATTGCTGGAGATCCAGAAACAACTAACGATCCGGTTATTGCATGTGAGCCAGTAAAGTGTGCAAAGTTACCATCAATTTCTGTTGTAGTTAATGGTCTAGTTAAATCTCCTCTGTATGTTAGTGCCATGTTATTTTGTGTGTGGTTTTATATAAATATGCTTGTTTTATGCTGATGCTACAAAGTATTCAACTTGAATACTTGAACTTACTGCTTTTGCTTTTATTGTATCGAATGCTGTGAATGTGGAGTAGTAGTCTGGGTCCCAAATACCTTCCAGTACATAGTTTGTATTACTACTAGCATTAAAGTCGGCGTTACCAAATACTAACGATTTTCCCGCTTCTAGTTTGAAGATTACACTTTCTTGTCCAGTACTAACTAAGTAAATTAATCCATAATTTGCACTATCTAAGTTTGTTATTCTCACATACTTAACATCTGTTTTTAAAAAAGATCCAGCTGTTTGTTCGTTTTCGCTATCTACAAATTTCAATATTTCAATTCCTGATCCGCTAAAAGCTGTGCTGATTGTGTCAATATGTCTTAAAGTTTGATTCACACCACTTATGACTTTAGTATTAAGCATTTGCTCTTTATTGCCATTTGGTAAGGTGATCAGCTCTTGTATAGTTACTTGTAGGTCAGCCATGTTGTCTTTACATATATATATTACGTTCTGTACTCATCGTAAACTTTTATTATAGATTCTACTATGTCATGACGATGATTTGTTTTTAAAGTCACAACTCCAAAACCTTGTATGTCCTTCATGTGTTTGCAAATAAAATCAAATCCAGATAATTTTTTATCTTTTAAATCTATTTGTGCTGAGTCACCACACAATATCATTCTACTACCTTTACACAATCTACCTAGTAGCAGCTCCATTTGTCTGTCTGTGATATTTTGAGCTTCATCTACAACTACACAACAATTACTTAGATTTCTACCTCTCATGAATCCAAGTGGTATTACTTCTATATTACCTTCTTGTATGTTTTTATCAATTAATTCACGTTTGTATAACCTATACATGTTATCATATATAGCTGCTGTGTAAGGTGCCAATTTTGCATCTTTATCGCCTGGTAAATATCCAATGTCTTCTCCTGATGTCACTACGGGTCTTGTTAATACTATTTTTTCAACTTCTCTTCTAAACAATAAATCCAATGCGACTTGAGCTGATACACACGATTTACCACTACCTGCTGCTCCTCTTAAAACTGTTATTGTATTTTCTAGTATTGCTGCCTTTGCTTGTTTTTGTTCTTCGTTTAATTGAATTTGAAACTTGATTGGATTCTTAGGCTTTTTTTTAAGGTGATCATTGTGCAACTCTTCCATGTATTGTACTTTCTTATAAATATGGGTAAAATAAAAAACCCCTCTTTTAAGGGAGGGGTCTTTTAATTAATTTGACTCAAACTCTTACAGAGTGTTCAAATCTGCTACGTATACTTTTCCATAAAACTCGGGTCTCGTAACAACTTTTGCGTAGCGAGTCATCACTCCACGACGTGGAATGAAGTTCAATGGATCGTACACAAGAGGTGTTAACATCAATGGAATGTAAGGAGCATAAACAGCACCTGTCTCTAAGAACTGAGAACCACGGAAGCCCATCAATACGGTGTTTTCTTGCATGTAAGGGTTTTTATACACTTGGTAGCGGCTAGTTAAAGCACCTACTTTTTGTACACCCATTGCATACTTCATTTTTTCACCATCACCATCTGCAGCATATCCTGGAATTGATTCCAAAATAGTTGATACGTCAGGAGAACAAACTAAGAAGTTAGCACCACCACGAAGGGTTTTAGCATGTATTTTGTTAGAAACTTTTTGCAATTTAGTTCCTAATGTCTGATACCAAGTACCTTGAATGTACGCAGTACCTGTGTATTCCTGGGTTTGTAATGTTGCACCAGCTGAGTTATACTCACGACCAATCTTAGCTGACCAATATTCAGTTGTAGCAGCGGATGATATCAACATGTCTAAGATTTCTAAATCTATTTCCATGGAAACATATTCAGACAACATAGCTGTTAATTCACCTTCAGCATTTACTGAGTGGTAAGCGTTAAGGTCTTGAGCAAATTCAGGTGTCCAGCTTGCTTTTAACTTACGAGTCTTAGCAGTTACCGGAATTGAGCGCATTTGCAATTCAATTTCAGGTATTTTAAGATCTGTGTCGAGTGAGCGTGCAGTTGAAGTTACACCAGTACTTTCAAAGTCTTGACGAGCATCGTTAGTTGGTTGAATTGAGTAAGATACTGCTGAAGTAAAGGTTGCAGCTGCTCCAATTGCACTACCAGTTACGATAAACACAAGATCGTTTGTTCCTGCAGGACGAGTTGTGAATGCTGGGTAATATTGTGTTCCTGCTGCAAATGTAGTTGATCCTGATACTGGAACAAATGCACGTACTGCAAGTGGATCGGCTGTTGATGCAGAAGCTGCTGAGAAGAACCCATTATAGGTAAGCTTTTTGTATGTACCTATTGAAGCTGTGTAGAATCCATCAAAATAAACATCCGTCTGTGATACAGATCCAGTTGTTACGTTAACTCCCGTAATAATGTTGGCATTTGTTGAATATCCAAAACGACCAGCACCATAAAGACCATCTGAAGGGTCTCCAGAAGCTGATGTGATACCTTGTAAAGTACCAGTTTGGTTTCTGTCAGTTGGAGCAAATCCAAATGGCTTTTTGTCATTACCATACTTAAAGTCAAGGTAGAACACAAGACCAGAAGGTAAATTCATTGGTTGTACAGATACAAATTCTTTAGCAGCGATTTCTGCAAACACACGGCGTACAAGCGGTAAAGCTACACCATGGTATTGCTCAAAACCTGCACCACCAGCTGTTGAAGCCATGGATACAGATCCTTCTTTAATAAGCTGCTTTGCTTGGTTTTCTAAGAGTACAGCTACTGTTGTTTTTTCGTTGCTGTTTCTTAAACCTTCTAAAAGACCAGTTTTGGCCCACTTGGAAATCAAAGGTTTTACTTCCTCTGCGCGGTTTGTATTTCCAAGATTTTTGAATAAATCATTCATCATGTTTTTTAATTGTTTGTTTTAGTTTTGAAATTGGTTATTTGTTTGAGTTATAGTTAACTAAATCGTTGAAACGCTTGTACAACTCGTTTGTTTGAGGTATAACATTTGTTCCTTTTTGAGCTTTAGAAGCAAAACCTTCGTTAAGTTTGAAAGATTTTTTTGTTTTTGGAGCTGTTGCAGATTCTAGTAAAGTTGAGTAAATCAATTTAGCTTCACGTACACTTTTTGCACGATCAAAAGTTTCAATGATTTTTACCTTTTGACTTTCGGATAAAGTTTGATTACGGAAAAGCTTGTTTACAAAAAGTAATTTAGCGTTAAGTAGATTCACTTCGTTTAGTTTTGTACGTAAGTACTTAACTGCTGAATAAGCTTCATTAAGCTGTGCTTCCATTTTTCTTGACTTCATTTTGTATTTTTTTGCTTCCATTTGAGCTTTTCTGTCGGATTCAAGAGCATCCTCTTCTTCAGGAGTAAGTTCTTTATCTTCATCGTCACCTTCACGTAAAGCATTAATTAACTCATTTAAGTCAATTTCTTCGTCCATTGTGTCTTCTTCTTCCTCAGCTTCCATCATGTCTTCATCTTTAGCTTCTGGATCTTCGGCTTCCATCATGTCTTTTTCTTCGCCTTCTTCGGCGTCTGCTTCTAGTTCGAATAAAATTTCATCAAGATCTTCGTCTGAGATTTCTTCGTCATCAGATGGCACTTCTTCATCATCGGATGGCATTTCTTCGTCATCAGAGCCCATGTCCATGTCCTCTTCTTCAGAACCCATATCCATATCTTCCTCACCGGAATCCATGTCCATGTCCTCTTCTTCAGAACCCATGTCATCATCAGCTGGCATTTCTTCTTCTGATTCGTCTCCTTCCTCAGAAACAATACCTGCTAACTCTTTCATTTTTTGCATCTCGTCTTCTGGCATTTCTTCACCTTCTTCACTAGATTCCATTTCCTCTTTAATTTTATGAGAAAGCATGGATTGTAATTTAGGTGCAAATGCTTCTTCGAGAGCTGCTTTAGCATTTGCTAGCGCTGTTTCACGCACAGCTTTTGCATCAGCAATAGCATCTTTTAATAATTTGTTCATGTTCTTTTTTGTTTGTTTTGATTTTTATATACAGTTATTCAAGAAACTGTAATCGCGAAAATAGTAAAATTAATGCTATATTAGGATAGCATATTCTACTATATATATGCACGAATATTTGAAAAGTGCTAAATTAGCGTCTTTTTTTGAAAAATTTTTTTACACTTTCTGTAATATCGTCAAAATTAACAAGTATATCGACATTATCAGGCTGTACAGTAACAACTAATCCTTTTTTACTTATGCTTTTTAAGATCCCTTCATCACCTAAAAACTTAGCATTGTTATATTTTTTAACTCGGCTTATGTTAAATTTAACTGGTACTCCTTGTGGTGCTTCACCTTTTTTGGTATCAGTTTTTTCTTCTTCTCCACCTTCTTCACCACCTTCATCTCCACCAGTATCGGCAGCTGCTTCTCCACCACCTGAATCTTCTCCACCTTCTTCTCCACCTCCTTCTTCACCTGCTGCAGCTGCAAAGGGATTTCCTCCTCCTTCTTCTTCTTCGCGAAGATACTCTTTTATAATTTTGCGTATATGTCGTTCTAATAAACTTTTACCGTATCTCATAGTACCTAGATAGTGTGTGACCCATTTCTTCGTATAGTGACTCTAGTCTTTGTTGTAATCTTGTAACTTCATTTACTGTTTTCATGAAGTCTTCATTTTTTCTTTTAAGCTCTTTCATGTTACGTTTAATTGTTACTTCATCAAACCACTCCTCCGTTTCTTGTATTACTAGATGCTCTGCTCCTTCAATAATTTTATTGATAGCAGCAGCTGCTTCTCGTAAACCTTGTGTACGATATATTCTAGCACCATATTCATTAAACTTTGCAATTTCTTCGAGAAATGCTGCTTTTTCGTTTATGTTAGATTTACGGTCTAATTCTTCTTTTAGTTTTTTGAGTTTCATGTTATGCTATTGATATTATATCGTTAATAATTGTGTGTACTTGTGCGTATTTATCACTTTTTGTTTTTTTAACTCCTTCTTGTAAGTTGTCCATAAAAGCTCCTTGTGTTGATGGATTGGATACCAAATCCCAACAAACAATTTCAAAATCATCTTCTACTTCAACTTTACCCTCTCCTAAATTTTTTACACTTCCCATACCTCTTGAACTAATTCCCAAGCGTATTCCTGATCTAAGTAATTCTTTTGCTATGTTTCCTGATGGTGTTGGTAGTATTTCAATTTTACCCATTAAATCACTACCATCCCACCAAAGGTCTAATACATTGTGTGATACATTAGCTAAGTTTACTACGGATGAGTCAGGATGATCTAATTCACCTAACGCACGATTTTCAGCAATAAAGCCTCGTTTATATTTTTCTGCTTCTCTTTTTAGTATTGGTAACGGGTAGCTTCTACCATTTTGATTAAAGTTTTTATCTTCGTTTGTACTACCACGTTGCATTACACCACTAACAATTAACTTACCGTTGTTTTTGTTAATTGACTCATTAACATATTCAGGTGTTACTTGTAGCGATCCTATAAAGTCAACTAATAAGTTCATACGTTAAACGTTTTTTTAATATTGTTAATTACGGCTTCTTGGTCTTTTAGCAAACCTAAAGGTACTTCTTTATCCACGTCTTGGTATATTAATTCACCATTAACGTAATCTATACCATAAGGTTCGCCTCCTATATATATATCTAATTCATACGAATCCGAACCAATTTGATTATGTGATATATCGCTAGCTTGTATTGGTATTCCAGCCTTTCTAAGTAATTTTACAATTTGATCCTTGAGACTATTTGCTGCCAATTCTTTTAAGTTTGCAAGCTTTGTTGTTTTTTTCATTACTTCCGAAACTCGTTTGTGTATTTTTAATATTGCTTCGTTTGTACGTTTCCAATAAGCTGTATTGTCTAGTGAGGACTCTTGTTTTAGTTTGATGCTGTGATCTAATGCTTGTGAAATCTCACGAAGTCTTTTACTAACTTCTAGTATCCTTCTGTTTACTTTTTGCACTTCAGTTAAAGTATCATCCTGTTTAAAAGTTTTATACGATATTTCGTGTAGCTTAATAAAGTGCTTTTTCTTTTTGCTAGGCTTCTTTGAATAGCTATATTGATCATCTTGTAAATCAATAGCTTGTGTACCATCAGCTGTTTCATCACCAACAAATGCTTTTGGTGTTGCAAATCCTGGAACTCCGGCTGTTGTTGATCCTTCGTTTTTAGCTTTTTTTGTTTTTTTAATAAAGCGTTTAATTTCTTCCAACTCTTCTTTAGACAATCTATTTTGCATTTTTTAACTCTTTAAGTAAGTTATGATATAGTAGCAAAGATAGTATGTCATCATCTTTCACTTTCTTTATAGTGTTAAATCGATCAAGCATGTTGGTAACTTCTTTTAATTTAATTTTTACAACTTGATCATTAACAGGTTTTGTTTGGTTTACTAATAGAACTTTTAATTTAGCTGCTTCTTCTTTTACGTAATCTTTTAATATTGTTGAGTTGCTAACACTATTTATATATTCTTTAAGTATTCTTTTTTGCTTTATGTTTAAAGAGCTATATTTTTCATTGAACCTATCCACCAAAGCTTTGTAGGCTAATAATCTAATTTCTTTATCTTGCTTTGTGTACTCTAGTATTACTTGATCTTTTTTTGTGTCAGGTTGATTAGCTTTTCTAACTAAATGCTCTAATATTGTAAACTTGCTTTTTACGGTTTGTGATACGTTTGTTGGTTGTACTTCTTCAAATACACAATATATTGCTGCGTGAAGCTTATATTTGTCTATGTTTGTTAAAAAAAACTTTTTAAGATCATAACTGTTCTTGATCTCTTTTATAAGCTCATACTTTTCTTGTTTGAGCTTTTTTTCATTTAATTTAGTGTGTAGTTTACAAACGGTTTCCAACAAATACTCAGCTTTTTCTTTATTAACGTAGCGTTCATTAATTAATGTTTGGTACATTAATAACTCTTTTGCCAAGTGTTTATTTTTGTCAAAATGCTTTTTTATTATTTGTAGTGCAGGTGAATTTTGTACTCCTTGCATTATGTCTGCTGTGATCTGCCTTGTTAACAGTTCAAACAATATTCCCGTATTTTTATACTTCGAGTGATTAACGTTTTTCATGCACCTTACTATGCTAATAAATATAGCTCATTTTACAAATCTTCATCTAATATTAACTTTTCATCAAGTAAATTTTCACTCTTTGATATATTTTCTTGTAAATACGTAGCTTTGATAGCTTCATTTTTACTATCTAACGATTTTTTTATTTGTTGTACCTCGTTTTCTGAAACATTTGTTGATACTTTTATACCAAGTGGGTCCCAACCAAGTGGATGTGAGTGTTTACCATATGTACCTGGTTCTTTTGGTCTCCCTGCTCCTGGCCAACCACCTTGTGGCATTTCTGTTGTTCTTTCGTCGTATCCTCTTGGTACTCCACCGTTACCTTTGTATAAACTTGCTATATCGTGAGCTGTACCAAATGATTGACCTGTTTTTACTGGGTCATTACCTTCTTCTTCAATTTGTTTTAATCTAAATCCTCTTTTTGTATCCTCTATTATTTCATTTAATTGTTTTAAATACTGTTCTTCAGTCATATTAAATAAGTTTTCATAAATCCAAGACCTACCAAACAACTTTTTCTCTATCATGTCCCCAGCTAAAGTTACTTTAGATGTCCATAATTCAACTTTTTCTTTTTCATAGATTGAAGATGGTGCTGTTAACTCTAAGCTAAAATCTATAAAGTTTTCGTCTTTAAAACCTTGTGTGTATAAATGAACCAAACCTATTTTATACAGTTCAGATATTACTATTTTTTGTATTCTTTCTATTGTTCGTGCAAAACGAAAATCTTGTGAAGCTAAAGTGGCTTTACCGGTTGTATCTTCTTCGTATCCTAAATATGCTTTAGGTATTTTTAAAGAACCAAGTAATCTGTTTTTTAAATAATCTATATCTTGTATAGAATCGTATTGTACTCCAGCTAGCGTGTCTATTGTTGTACCACTTTCACTTCCACGTACAGGAAGATAAAAATCTTCCAATATGTTTTGCATATTGTACTTGAGATTATATTGTCCTGTTTCAGGATCCATATATGGTACTTTTTTCATTTTGCTAATGATAGACTCCATGTATGCATCAACTTCACTTGGTGGTATGTTACCAATATCAATCTTAAATACCCTTTTATCCGGTGCTCTCATGATACGATGTATTAACATTGCATCTTCCATTAACACTATTTGTTTCCAAACCTTACGTGATGGTTCTATTAAAGCTCTTCCATAAGGTAAAAAATTTGTGTCACCGAGTAACCTAAAATGTGCTATTTCATAGTTGTCATATATGTCTTCTTCTTTGTTTGTCATTGATGTTGACATTGTGCTAGACAAAGCTGTGAAATCTCTTTTGAATCTTACTTGATATGGATTTTGTGGATCCATATTTTCTTCCCTTATCATTTCATAAGTTGAAATTGGTTCTACACCTATTACACCATATTTTTCCGCTACCTTTAGATGTAGGTAAAAATCGCCATACTTTAACATGTTTCTAATCCAAGGCCACAAATTAAACTCTATGTTAAGTACATCATAATAAAGATTATGTAATACTTTTTGTACAGCTTCGTTTTGTGTTTTAATTGTTAGTACATCACCAAATTCATTTTTAGCTGTGCATTCATCCGCATATATATCAAGAGCTGATGCAATTATACTATCAGTATCCATTGCCTCGTAGTCTCTAAATAATTCTAAGCGAGTGTATAGTTGTAGTTGTCCGGTTGATGGTGAATAAGGAGTAGCAGATAGTAATCTACTATATCGGTCTATCCTTCTATTTGTTTTAATGTTACCATCGGCTTGTATGCCGTCTGTGTCAATAACTCGTAACTGATTTCCACCTACGTTTCTAATAATAACGTCTGTGGAAAATAGTTTTTTTAATCTATTAAATAAATTTGATCTTGTTTCAGCCATGTATATATAAATATAGGTAAATTAATACAAAACTATAATAGCCAAGTTATATCTTCGTCTTGACCAAATTGATTTTTTATTTTCCAACTATTGTTATCATTGGTTGGTTTATACATTGATAATGTAGATTTTGTGTTTGTCATTGCAAGTTTATTTAAGTTAATTCCTGCTTGACGTAATCTTATTGCGACTTCTCTTACCCACAAACCTTGACAATAAGCTAACACTAAATCATCATTGTAGCCTGGTGCTGCTTCTGCTTTTCCACTTCTCCATCTGAATACAGCTAATTCATCTAACATACGCTTACTACGTATTGCTATCTCCTTTTCTCTTAACAATAATTCCATTTTACTAATCATTAAAGGTCTTGTTTTTTGACTAGTTGTAAAACCAGCAATCATGTCACCTTTACTTGTTATGTCATAGCCTCGTAATAAAAATTTATCCGAGTCCAATATGTCGCTTTTGTGTGAATAGTATAGATTTTTATAACCTCTTTCTATTACTTGTTGTATTGTTGCCCAACCTACGTTTGCATTTTCTATCGATAGTAGTGCATCATTGTAATCCGTTGCTACAGCAACTAGTAGGTTTCCAAACTCTTTTGTTGTTATTTGGCTTTTATATTCAGCTACTTGTCTACAGCTTTCTACGTCTAACACATGAAAAGCAGAATAATCAGAGCCATCTCCTCTAGCTACGTCGGCTGCGACTATGTAATTTTTACTGTAGTCGGGTGTTTCCCAAATCCATAAATTACCATCAAAGCCTCTTTTTTCTGATGGGTCTTGGGCATAAGTATTTCGGTAGTATGTAATGATTTCTGGGGCTACAACAGTGTTACCTGATGTTGAAAAGTCACAATCACACTCTTGTCCTGCTAATCTTACACCCAACTCTGTGTCTTGTTTATCTCGCCAAGCTTGATCTCTATCTGGATGTACTTGCCAAGGTAGTCTTATTGTTTTATAACCATTTTCACCTGCCTCTGCTTTTGTCCAAGTATTGTGAAAAAAGTTTTCGGTACCATTTGGTGTAGATAATATTATAGCTTTACCACCGGTACTAAGGGTTTGTTGTAAAGAAGCCCACAACACATCAGCACCATCAATAAATGCAGCTTCGTCCATAATCACTAAAGACAATGCTTCTGAACGTCCTGTTGTTCCTGTTGATGCAACTGCTTTAATTTGTGATCCGTTTGCTAATCTAATTGATAGTTTATTACTTTCTGTTGTTTTTATTTTTAACCAACTTGGTAAATGCTCATACATCACATGCAACTTTGTAATCAAGTTTTTGGATGTTAATTGATCAATCGCTACTGCCAAACAATTTTTATCACTGTGAAACAACATTAACCAAAGTGCATAAGCTGCTACTGTTGTTGATATACCTAACTGGCGTGACTTCAGTATTATTACACGATCGTTGTCTTGAAAGTCTTGTATGCTTTGTTCTTGAAATCTGTAAAGTTCAAAAGGCATTTTACCTTTTGTTGGATGTTGTATAATACAGTATTTTTTAATAAAGTAGGCTGGAGAGGATACACATTTAATGTATTCTTCTCTTACAATTTCTTTTAAACTCTTAGCTGAGTCTCCCATCTTGTATAACTAGTTGTGTAATTATTTTAAGTAAAGCACCAGTGCCCCAGATGCAAGGGCTGTTGTGCTAATAATAAATCCTGTTCTAAAAAACTTTATTGCATTTTGTTGATTTACTACTTGCTTGCTTAAACCGTTAATTTGATCTATTAATTTTTTTTCTTGCGCATCATAAGCTTTTTCCAATAAACTATACTCGTTTACAATAGATTCGTAACTATTGTTTATACTAATATATTCTTGGATACTTTTTTCATACAACTCGCATCTTTGTTCACAAATACTTTGTTCATTTTTTAGTGAGTCGTAAGATACTAAATCAACTGCTACTTGTCGTGCAATGTTACACGATAGTTTTATTACACAACTGTCATTTAAGTTTGTTGTAACGGTTTGCGAAAAAGCTGTCAAGCTGAGTAGGAGTGTAACGCTTAATATTTTGTATTTTAATTTCATATTCTTTTCTTGTTTGTATTAGTTTATTTGTTAATTGTTCTTGTTTTGTTGATAGTAATACTATGTTGTTTTGATATATTTGTATTAAACTATCTTGTTGCTTTATTTTATTTAGGTAAGGTTGTACGTTGGTTGTGTCTACTGGTGGTAGTGTAACGTCTTCTTTACAACTTTTAACTAAAAATACAAGCACAATTAAACCTATAATGCAAGCTATTAAAGTTACTTGATTAATTGTAATTGTGTAATTTGTGTTTGTAACTTTATCTAAAGCATTACTCATTTTAATAACCTATTAGTGTATTTTTTACATTTTTTAATATTGATAATTTTTCATCATTACTAGGTATTAGTGCGTTTAGCATCTCTACTATTATTTCGTGCAGTACTTCACCATCTACTTCTACCATATTGTTTTTTATTTTTCTAATAAAAGAGTTAACAAGTGGTTCAATAATGGTTTGTATAGATTGATCTTGTTGTGGTTCATCTACAACTGTTGCATCTTTTTCTTGTTCCTCTGCTTCTTTAAGTTGTTTTAAATACTCTCTAATGTATTCCCGTAATATTTTTTCTGATGGGTTCATGATATTGCTATTTAATAATAAATAGTCTGGGTTTTACAAAGTCTTGTATAGACGAAAAGCTTTTTGTAAACCCAGCTCTGCTGCTTTTGCATCACCAAGTTCTTCTGACGTCTCAGTTTTGTGGTTTTGATATTTTTTTATTACATCATGACTGTGAGATATCCAATTTGTATTTTGTATTAGATTTTCCATTTGCAGGCGATGATTTTGAAAATCATTAAAATCTAAAAAATCCCACTCCCAATGTATAACTTCTGTTACACTGTGTTCATCTATCCAGTCCAAACAAAAATCATGTCCCCACTTTGCTCTTGTGTTTATTAATTTTAATAGTTCAGGTCTGTATTGAGCTTGGTGTTTTAACTGCTTTAATGCTTCTCCTTCAAAGCTTGGTCTACTTACAACAATTGCGTGATCTAAATATAAGTTTGGATGTTTTTGTACTTGTGTTATCCAAGGACAACTCCGTGCAAACCAAGCTTGGGTTTGACCACTTTCGTGTGCTAAAACATCTTCGCGATGTAGAGTAATACCATTAGCTTTGTAATATTCTTGTTCAATTGGTAGCAGTTCGTACCCTTCTCTGTCAAATTGTGTTAGTTGACACGTTTGAAACTCCCAATCGCTGTAGTTGATTGGTTGTGTTAGTTTTATGTTTGTTATATTTGTTTTTAATATTTCAAACACGACTACTGCTTGTCAAGTAAATCTATAAAGTTAGTTGTTTTTGCGTCGAAGTTTTTCTTGTCTTTATTGTCAAACATAATTCGTTCCATTTTACCGTCTTTTTGTTTTAATTTGCAAACGGTTGCATCAAATTGCTCTAATCCTGTTAAAGTGTAAACAATGCCAAAAACAGCTTCCTTTTCGGTTATTTTTGCAAATAATTTTGCTTCTTTAATAATTAAATCTAATGAACCAAAATCGTGTAGATCTGCTACAAAAATGTGTTGATCGTTTTTTGTACCAATGTACCTAAATAAAGGTTTATATCCGTGAGCTGTTTGAAATTCGCGAAAGTATGGAGTGGCTATTAATGCTGGTGTTGTTGCTTCGGCATCATCAATCTCCTTTAGTGGTATTAGATTAATTAGTTTCATTCTTAATGTTGTTTATCTTTTGGTGATTCTCTTGGTGCTTCTGCTTTTTTCTTCAGTCTTGGTTTCTTTATCTTTCACTGCTTTTTTCATTGGTTCTTTTTTGTTGCCATCTTTATCCATATCTAGATAATCTGGTTTAGCTTCTTCTTCACGAAGGATTTTTTTAACAGCTCTACGAATATACTCTCTTAAAAGCTGTTCTTTTGTTGTTTTTCTTTTCATGTTTATTGATTCTTTTGGTGCGTTAATGTGTAGTGCTGCTAATTGTGCTTTTGCTTTTGTTTTAGATAAAGGTTTTTTGGAAAAGGTTTTGTTTGATCCTTTTTTACCAACTTTATATCCTCCATCTTGTTTTCTTAATTCGTATGGCATAAGCTATATATAAGTATTGTGTTTTTTTGTTATGGTTCAAGTTTTGCTACTTCTTTTACAACTTTTATCATGTCTTTATTTATGTCACCAGCTGTGTAGCGGTTAAATGTTGAATTCCAACTAGTACTATTTGATACCCATTTTGTTAATGTTTGTATTGTCATCCCTTCGTGTATATCAAAGCCTTGTCCGTAGCCATATACTTTATTATACCATTCTAATTTATGTACACCTGATGAGTCTATGTAGTAATCGTTTATTTTTAACGTTATGTGTATGCAAGTATAGCCTGCATTATTAAATTCCACTAGCGATTTATACTTATTAATACCACCTTTGGGTAACTCGGTACCTGGCCAATCAAAACATACTATTTCGGGTGTTATGTTTAAATATTTTTTCATGTTGTAGTACAACAACTTTGCAAATATTCCACATCCACCATAATTAATTTCGCTATGTGGTGTTTTTTTTGTGATTTGATCCCTATACATATCAGCTTGTGATGTGTGTATTTTTCTTAAACCCGTATTAAATATCTTTTCTTGTGATCCGGTCATTACACCAGTCTTTGAAAGCTCTTGTAATATTTTTTGTAATTTAATCATAGTTAATTACCACTTCCTGCAGCTCCAATATCTTGCTTTGTGTCTTGGACCTGGGTTATCACAATTGTGTCTTGCTCTAAATGATTTGCGTCTTTCGGGATTATTTTTTTTAATTTTCATTCCTTTTTGTCCAAAGTTTACTTTTACCACGTTGCCTTGTGGATTCTTCACGTATACTTTGAATTTTTTTACATCACCTGCCATTGGTTTACCAAGTGGTACATCACGTCCTTGATATTCAGCTTCTGTCATTAAAAACTTGCCAGCTTTAATATCTTCAAGTAGTGCAATTGCACATTCATTGCATAAATGGACTTCTTCGTTTGCATTTATTTTTTTAGCAGCTGCTACTGCTTTATTGTAGGCTTTTGAACCTTTACGAGCTGGTTTTTCACCTCGAGCTCGTTTAGCTCTTATGTTGTGCCAAAGTCCTTTTGATTCTTCGTTCATATACTAATATATATATACTATTTATTCCATTCCCACCAATTACAACAATACTGATCAGCTGGGTATGGTATTTTTTCATCTCCACCATGCCACTTTATCCAATGCTTAGATAAACAAATGTTACCTTTTTTTTCCCACAAACCACAATTTGCACACATTGAACCACCTTTTGGCACTTCCATTCCAGCTTTGTGTGTTGATGGATACTCTGCTTTGCCAGGACCTCCAAAGTCTTCGTTTAGTATGTCTTTAAGCTTTATCATTTTTTCTTAGCTTATTGTGATAGTAGATGGATAGCCCAAAAAATACACCCGCCAAGCAATACAATACGATGTTGGCATACCAAAGATTCCCAGTCAATAGTATCAACCAATACTGTACTATGTCGAAACCAAATGGGTTGAAAAAAAGTGCTAACATTAAGCACCACTTTGCTAAGTTTTGATGTAATATTTTTTTTGAGCCAACTGTCACTTTCCATATTGTATGTTTATAGTTAATAATATATAAC